TGCTACGCCAACAAAGACCACGAAAAGGCCCTGCAGAACTACCTTGCCCACGACCCGAACTCGCCGCTGCTGCTGGGACATCTCCAGCCCGGCGACAAGGTTGTCCCATCCCGGCAGGAATCATTATTGTCGAAAGAGCCGGAACTGTTTGATTAAATTCCCTGTTTATCGAAATGAATAGGCCCCGACAGCCCATATGGGTTACAGGGGTCTAACTGTGATGGAGGAATGTCTCAGGGGCGTCCCGGGAACGCGCCAGCGCATACGTCGCAGCCAACCGCGTCGGATGTCGGGAATTGTGTCAGTCTGCGCTGCAACTCTTGATGTAGGCCTCAATTCCTTCGACGTGCAGCTGGACAATGGCCGCCTTTCCTTCGTCGCTCAGCAAGAATTCCAGGGATTCTTTGCAGTCCATGAAGCCGTTCTCGGTCAGGCAGGCCGGACATGCGGTCTTGCGGAGGATGGCGAAATCTGCTTCCTGGTCCGGATCATTGTCGCTGTAGTCGAAGCGCATCTTGTGACCGTGGAGGATTCGTGCTGCAGCCTGGCATAGACAATCAGCAAGTTTGTCACCCTCCGTCTGGCCATTGCTCGTGTAGCAGCACCAGCCCGTGGCGTTGTACCATTTGTTGCCCCGGCCGGCGGCATTCACGTGGATGGAAATGAGACAGACGTTCCGGCGGCCCAGCTCGGAGCAAACGCGGTTGACTCTACGGCAGCGCTCGGAGAGCGGGATGTCTTCATCTTCAGGAACCAGCAGGGAAGAGGAGTGGCCACGGCGCTGGAGTTCATCATTGACACGGCGGGCGATTTCGCGCGTGTAGGCCCATTCAAGGAGACGGCCGTCGGGAGAGCGCTTTCCTGCAGTTTCCCGGCCGTGTCCGTTGTCGATTAAGATTTTCATAGGACAAGGTGTTTAGGTTGCAGGTCGGCGAGGCAATATGCGAAGAAAAAGTTGAAAAGCGAAGATTTCAACAATTTTTACATACCTTTGCAACAAGTTGCCGTGAGGCAACGCCAAATAATTTGTTCAGCCCGTTGGAATCATTCCTGCGGGCTTTTTCTATAAGTCACAAATTTTGGGCACTTTTTGGGCACTTTTCAACATTAAAAATGCCCCTCAGGTATCTGAGAGGCATAATCAGTGGTGCTGGGAACTATAGAAATGAGTATTTTTCAGTATTTCGCAGTTTCATTTTTGCGTCGTAACTATCGAAATAACAACTTTTTACGATAAATATTGTTTATTTGAGTTTCCTTTAGTATCTTTGCGTTTAGGAAAAAGTGTGAACAAAAGTGTGAACAAATTTTTCCGAGGTTTAGGTTTAACGCAAAGTATTGATAGTTATGAAGTTCCATTACTATTTGGACAAGAAGGAAAACAAGAAAAAAGAGCACCAAGTCCGTATCACAGTAGCAATGCGCGGTGTTCGTATGGTGGGGACTATCGGTTACAATGTCCCTTTGACGATGTGGGACGCAAAGAAAAAGCGGTTCAAGAAGGGGCCTACGAATAGTGATGGACTGGATATGGATGTGATCACGTCCCGCCTATCTGATATAGAATCGCACTTTGCAAATCTGGAACTCCGAACCACAGAGAAGTTCACGATGGAACAGCTCAGGGCGGAACTTGCCAAAGCAATAGCAAAGCACGAGGCAAAGATGGCCGCCATCAATTCCGGTGCTACGGAAGAAGTTATTGAGAAGAAGGAAGAGGAGGCTGAGAAGAAGACGCGCAAGCCCAAGGTCAAACCTGCCGCCGATTACATGGACGAATTCATCAACGAAGAGAGTCGCATCAAAGGCTGGAGCCTGGAGACCCGCAAGATGGTTAAGTCCTTTAAGAATCATCTCATCAAGTTCGACAAGAAAGCAGGTCTGGATTTCTTTGATGCTGCCGGCCTGGAGAAATTCATCACCTACCTTCGCTCCGACTGCGGACTGGAGGAAAACTCGGTCCAGAAGCAATACAAGAATCTGGCGTGGTTCCTGCGCTGGGCCATCAGGAAGAAATACACCCAGGTGAGAGACATCGAGACTTATGAACCGGTATTCAAGACCGTGAAGAAGCCGGTTATCTTCCTCACCCAGGAGGAGCTGGACAAACTTTATCACCTTGAGATTCCGAAGAACGGCACTAAACTCAAACTCAAAACCTATGACGGGAAGGAGTACGAGAAGGTCGTCCAGGAGGCCGGCGGAATGGGGCGAACTCGCGATCTGTTTTGCTTCTGCGCCTTCACCAGCTTGCGCTACAGTGATGTTGTGGAGGTCCGCCGCGTGGACATCCAGAACGGCACCCTCAACATCACCACCCAAAAGACCCATGACCGCCTGCCAATCTTCCTCCACGAGAACGCCATCGCCATCTTGGATAAGTACAAGGACCAGGAATTCCCGGGAGGAAAGGCGTTGCCGTATATGACCAATCAGCAAATGAATCGCTGCCTGAAGGACCTCTGCGAGATTTGCGGATTCAATACGCCCTACACAATCACTTGCTACCGCAATGGCACTCGCCACGATGACGTATTTCCCAAGTACGAACTCATTGGTACCCACGCCGGCCGCAAGACTTTCATTTGCTTCGCCCTCTCCAACGGCATTGCTCCGGACGTTGTGATGAAGTTCACCGGTCACTGCGATTACAAATCCATGAAGCCCTACATCGACATAACCGAGGATGCGAAGAAAGACGCCATCAAGAAGATGGAAGAAGCCTTCAAAAAGAAGTAAAGTACGAAATCATCACTTGCTCCAAGCACCACGTGAAAACGGCCTTTCAGCTTCTTGGAAGGCTGTTTTTTTTGCCCGTTGGGCAAACGTTATAGTATATTAAGGTGCTTTGCAGTAGTGATTTCGCGCAGAAATCGTTAAATTTGTGATTGCATAGAAGGAGACGCCACATGACAACATACGAAGAAATACTTGACGAAATCGCTCAGCATCAAGATGAGTGCTTCACCTGCTATAACTATCGCCATAAATCATGCGGCTTTGTGTATCCAGATAAACGTCTCCCACAGGGCGCTTGCCTCAGCCAGGACGATGTTGAATCATTGTCCGGGGATGATTACTGGTGCATGATGACTCAAGTAACTGGGGAAAGATGTACAAAACATCCCGACGAGATCATCTTTCTTGAGATGATTGAGAAGGGCTTACGGAATATTCCTTCAGGCGTGGATGAGGATACCGTCAATTACGTACTGCAGCGTTCTTACCGTATTTTAAACAAATACCCTTCCGATTGCCCGCTGTATCGCAATACTCCGATAAGAGACGAAGTCCAGAAGGCCATCACCCTTATGCTTGCCTATATTGACTTTGATTCAATTCAGAACGGGGCCAGTATCTACCGTCTGATTCAATCTGTCGATGTCGGTTATGACCGCAAGTCAGGGCTGTTTAAAATATGTCCGCAACTGATGGCCGCTTCTCTTTTGGAGCATTGTGTGGTCCAAGACCATAGTGGTTATTACGATTCAACAGGCAATTTCGATGCAAGGATATGGGATATAGAGAAGACTACGTATATTGGCGAGTCGTGGCTCGATGTTATTGCCTATCAAGAGCAAAAGAAATCCACCAATTTCGAGCCTCATGCAGATAGGAGCAAGCCTGCGTCTGAACCCGAGTCTCCTCCAGCAAATATTCCTTCCGAACTTAGACAGCTGATTGATGCAGGCTTATTGACAAATGGGCTTCAACTCAAGCCCAAGCAAAGCCGGAAGTCCGTGGTCGAATACTGCCACGACCATGATCTCTTCAAGCCCTGGGGCCTCAACGAATGGCGCAAGATTGACTGCATGATTTCTGACCGCAGCGGAAAGGAAATAACAGCAGAAAGTCTTAAGCAGGCGTATCAGGATTACCAGAAGTTATATTTGTAGTAATGGAAGTTAATGTCATCAAATACAGGAAGATGCGGGCAATAATTTTTTACTCGCTATCGACCGTATTACTAATCTGTTTATTTTACGACTTTTTCTGGTTTGAAAACTTCCCTGGCGAGTTCCTTAACTGGCTCGGAGTTCATCTCAACCCTGTACCCAAAGCGACTCAAGTCATCTTTGCTATCATGTTTGCGGCCATCGCAATTGCTTGGGATGGCTACCATCTCTCTCTCATTCTTGAATCCATAGAACGTCATGCAGACGATGAGGAGTTTTTCAGAATGAGACGCAATTGGGTCAGTTATCTCATTGAAGGCCGTACTCCGGTTAAAAGCAACTGGAAGCCGGATAAGACCGCATTGCCTATTTCGCAAGTTAAGGCTCTGTTTAACAAACCGGGTAAGGATGACATATTCGATGAGAATCTTCAGCTGAAGACTACGATGGCGGCATTTGTTCGCTTCACCGTAGATAACCACATTTTTGAGACCTACAATATTGACACCTGGCGCAAGATAGACGGCGTTTTCCGTAACAAGAAAGGAGATCGTCTCACAGCCGACCAACTCGCCCAGTGCAACAGTGACATACAGCAGAGACAGAGAGTATGAGCGAGTTCCACGATTCCAACTACTATAAGAGGCAGCGCATCATAGGCAAGTGGGCGCTTAACCTGGTAATGAAGCTGTTCATGTTTGAAATGGCTTTGTACATCCTTGTGAGGTTATGGGCGCAGTATACGCTCTTCGGAATGGTCCCAAGCAAGGCTACGACGCCGTATTGCTATCTGATTATCGGTGCTTTCATAGTCATCACGGCATTTTTCGACCTTACTCGCCAACTGGAGAGATTTGATGCGGAAGTCCTGAAGCAAAAGGAACTGGCCGACATGGCCGAAACGCCCGCATCTAACATGCCTCACATCGAGGAACCGGTGCAGAACAAGACCATCTCCGACTTTCCGGAACTCCACCAAGCCATACAAGACAAACAGATTTCAAAGGACGGAAGACTCTTGGTGAAGCGTTCCGAATTTGTCAAATACTGTGACAGTCTCGATTACTTTGCTCCTCGTAATATGGAGTCCGGTTGGAAGCCCATAGAGCATTTATTGAAAGACCGCAGTAACGGTAAACCGGTCACTGCCAAACAGTTCAGGCAGACATACCAAGACCTCATCAAGACAGGGAAGGTATAAATCTATCCAAATCTATTGGCCTCGATAGAATCTATCGGGGCCTTTCTATTTTCTATCCAGGTCTATCGGTAGACTATCGATAGATGATGCTCTCGTATAATATAGTTTCCTTTGACCCAGCGATCCTCCGAGGAAGATGAGTGCCGAATCGGATGAAGAGAGCCAAATGCGAGTTGAGACGAATCACTCAGCGTCCCGGCAAGCATTAATCAAATCCCACAAGAAACTTATGAAAACCGGATTTGATGGAGCACGCTCCCTGGGCTCATTAAATGTCAGGGAACTGTACGAGGTGCTTGACGAGTACTTCGGAAATAGAAATGCCGGCAACGGTGCAACTGTTTTGCCTTCGAGGGCAGAACCCAAACGCTTGGTTTACGGACTTCGCGGGATACAGGGTTTATTCAACTGTTCCCACAAGACCGCCCAGCATTACAAAGACCACGTTATCAAGGAGGCCGTGAACCAGAATGGCCGAAAGATCGTGGTTGACGCCGACTTGGCGCTGAAACTCTTTAAAGAAAGGGGGGCCAAATGAGAAAGAGAAGTCTCTGGGAGCAACCCAATCTGAAGGAAGCAACGCCCGTAACGGATGTGAGGAAGTGGCGCACATCCAAGGGGAAGTCTTCACCCCTATGGTTGAAGGCAAACCGCCACATAAGGAGGATTGTTTATGTCAGAGGATAAGAAGGTTCAAGAACCGGCATCCGATCCAGTTGAGGCAATCAGAGGAGCCGTGAAGAAAGCCCGGAACGCGCCACGCCGCCTGGGCCGTCTCAAACTCCAGACTGCCAACAAATGGATTGAGGATGCCAAAGCACAGCCCGACCCCGAGCACTTCTATCACGGGATGTTCGTTGAGGGAGAGATTACGGTAGTCTTCTCCGCTCCCAACTCCGGCAAATCCCTCTTCTGCATTCAGGTGGCCGAGTCCATCGCACGTAAGCGCAAGGTTGTGATAGTGGACTGCGAGCAGTCCAGCAAGCAGTTCCAGAAGCGCTACACCAACGATGATACCGGCTCCACCCATCTCTTTCCTGAGAACCTGCTTCGCGCAGAAGTAGACTCCGAACTCCTTGACACCGTGGACCAGGACCAGGCCATATTGGACAGCGTCTCGCAAGCGGCAAAGGAAGGCATCAAAGATGTGATTATCGACAACATCTCGTTCGTCTGCGTTGACACGGAGAAGAGCCAGACCTCAGTCGAGTTCATGCGTAAGATGATTAAACTCAAGAAGAAGTTTGGTCTTACTATCATCATCGTTGCCCATACGCCGAAGCGTGACCCGTCCCGGCCGTTGCTTCAGACTGACCTTTCCGGCAGTTCCAAGCTGATGGCCCTGATTGACGCCGCCATTGCGATTGGAGTCTCTTCCCAAGACCCTCACATCCGCTATGCCAAGCATGTGAAATTCCGCTCCGGCGAATATCCCTGCCCGGCAGACCACGTAGCCCTTTACCGGCTTGAGAAGGTGGATAACTACACCCAGTTGGTATTCCAGGACTACGGCGATGAGAAGGACCACCTGCGCGAGAAGAATGCGCTCACGGAGATGGAGGATATGCAGGAATTCGTCAATCTCAAGGCAAAGGGAATGTCCCTGAAGGAGATTTCCGAGGAGACCGGCTTCGCCAAGACCACCATTCACCGCAAACTCAAAAAGGCTGCGGAAATGGGTGTAGTACCGACCGAGGCTCCGGCTGCAGAGAGTACAGACGAGCCGTTCCGTTCCACCCCTGGGACGGACCAAGTGGAACAGGTGGAACGACACAGCCGTCTTCCCTTCAAAGACGAGGAGGATTGAGTATGGAATACCATTACCAACTTGCTCCGTATGCCGGTAAGGCGTCCCGCCTTGTCTGCCCGAACTGCGGCCAACGTGAATTCGTACCCTACGTGGACACGGAGACCGGTGAAATCCTTGACGAGACTTGTGGCCGATGCAACCGTGAATCTAAGTGCGGTTACCATCTCACCCCGAGTCAATACTTCCAGCAGAACCCTGGGGCTCGTCCCCAGGGCGATGCCTGGAGGCAACCTCCAGAGTGGCTGAAAAAACGGTCGCAGGCTCAGACACCCGCCTTCGCGAAACCAAAGCCGGCAGGTCCAATCTGCGAACTCCCTAAGAACATCGTAGAATCGACTATCCGTGCGGATCGGCCCAGCAATTTTGTCCGTTTCCTGGACACTATTCTCGACCCGCTCATCGTTGAGGGCCTTGTCTATATGTACCACATCGGTGCAAAGAAGTCCGGCGAGACTGTGTTCTACCAGATGGACGGCAGGGGGCGCTACCGTGGAGGTAAGGTCATCATGTTCAATCCGGAGACAGGTCACCGCATCAAAGAAGGCGATTATCCGGTGTATTGGATAACCAGCGACTTTCAGCGCAAGGGGCTCATCCCTCAGGACTGGAAGATGACTCAGTGCCTCTTTGGAGAAGATCTGCTCGCCCAGTATCCGGATCGTGTCGTGTGCCTCGTGGAAGCAGAGAAGACCGCCGTTATCTGCGCCGGTTATATGCCCGAATTCGTCTGGGTGGCTGTAGGCGGCAAGAATCAGCTCAACGAGCGCCTTGATGTGCTCCGTGGCCGGGAAGTTATCGCTTTTCCTGATATTGACGCCACCGAAGCCTGGACGGATTATTTCAACGGACGCACCGACCTCAACGTACAAGTGTCCACGATGCTCGAAGAGAACGCCACGGAAGAGGACCGGGAAGCCCAGATAGATATTGCCGACCTCCTTATCCGCTTCTACAGCCAAAAGCAATCCGGCGTTCCTCACGTTCCAGCCGTTCCTTCTGGGAATGGAACGGAACGCCCACTGCAGCAGTATGACAACCCTGTAGCGCAGGAGATTGCAAAATACTTCTCGCCGGAAGTGATGCCGGAGGTGGCCGCTCTCATTGAAGACCTGGACTTGGTGCCAATATCAGTTCAGCGTATTGACACTGTCTCCGATGATTGATGGAAAGCGCCAAGTCAATTTTTCCCCGTTGAACTCTTTCGGAAATCAGTAGTGATTCGGCCGAAAGCCGTACTCTTACGTGACGCCTCTGTATTACCTTACAGGGGCGTTTTTCTGCCTTCTGCTATACCTTATCATACTCTGTTTATGGAATTTCAGTGAAAAATCGCTATATTTACACGATATAACAAGCAACCCCGCCAATGGCCACAAATACAACACAAAAACAAGCAGCCAAACAATTTGTCCAGGACTGGTCCGGAAAGGGCTATGAGAAGGGCGAAACTTCCCGTTTCTGGATTGCACTCCTGCAGAACGTTTACGGCATTCAGGACGCCACCAAGTTCATGGAGTTCGAGATACCGGTGAAGACCATCCTGAAAGAGAAAGGCTCGGACTTTATTGACGGGTATATACCTTCTACGAAAGTTCTGATTGAGCAGAAAGGCTCGAAGATTAAGCTGTCGGAAAAGTACCGCCAGTCTGATGGATCTGAACTCACGCCCTACCAGCAGGCTCGCCGTTACGCTGCCGGTTTGCCGTTATCAATGGCTCCCAGGTGGATTGTTGCCTGCAACTTCGATACATTTGAAGTCCATGATATGGAGCACCCCAACGATGCTCCGGAAGTCATACAATTGGCCGACCTCGAGAAAGAATACCATCGCCTCTCATTCCTGGTGGATGACACCAACGTCCATCTGAAGAAGGAACTAGAGGTCAGTATCCAGGCTGGCGAGATTGTCGGCGTGCTTTACGACAAGATTCTGTCCCAGTATAAAGACCCCGAGAACCCGGAGACGCAGAAAGCCCTCAACAAATTGTGTGTTCGCCTGGTGTTCTGTCTATACGCGGAAGATGCCGGAATATTTGGAACTAAAAACATGTTCCATGACTACATGTCCCAGTTCCCGGCGTCAATGTTCCGTGAGCAGCTTATCAAACTCTTCCGCATCCTTGACCAGAAGCCGGAAGACCGTGACCCATACGAAGACGAGAGACTTCTGGCCTTCCCGTATGTGAACGGAGGCATGTTTGCCGGAGACATTGAGATACCGAGAATCAATGAGGAAATCCGCACACTCATTCTTCAACGTGCCAGCGACGATTTCGACTGGAGCCAAATCAGTCCGACCATCTTCGGTGCTGTGTTTGAAAGCACCTTGAATCCTGAAACCCGTCGCTCTGGTGGAATGCACTATACGTCGATTGAGAACATCCACAAGGTGATTGACCCCTTGTTCCTCAACGACCTCAAAGCGGAACTTGCCGATATTCGGGCGACATCTGTGGCAAAGACCAAGAAAGACAGAGCGTATGCCTTCCAGGACAAGATTTCCAAGTTGAAATTCTTTGACCCCGCCTGCGGCTCCGGCAACTTCCTCACGGAATCCTACACGTCGCTCAGACGTCTGGAAAACGAGGCCCTGAAGATTATCTTCGGCAGCGACCGTGTAATCGGTGAATTCGCAGATCCCATCAAGGTCTCTATCAATCAGTTCTATGGCATCGAGATAAACGATTTCGCCTGTTCGGTTGCCCAGACAGCTTTGTGGATTGCTGAATCCCAGATGATGGCGGCTACCGATGAGATTGTTGGCTTCACACTTGATCCGCTGCCGCTGAAGACGTACACCAATATCCATGAGGGTAATGCTCTCCGGATGGATTGGAATGACGTGATTCCTGCAAGCGAGTTGAACTATATCATGGGTAATCCTCCGTTCATTGGCTATTCCCTCCAGTCTGAAAACCAGAAGGACGATATTCTTAGTGTTCTTATTGATGAGAAAGGGAAACCATATAAAGCCGCTGGAAAGGTCGATTATGTGTCAGGATGGTACTTCAAAGCAGCAGCGATGATGCAGGATAACCCTGCTATTTGTGCCGCTCTGGTATCCACGAATAGTATCACTCAAGGCGAACAAGTTGCAGGTATCTGGGCACCTCTGATGCAGCGTTTCGGGGTTCATATAGATTTTGCCTGGCGCACCTTCATCTGGGATAGTGAAGCAAATCAGAAGGCTCATGTCCACTGTGTAATTGTAGGCTTCTCTATCGGCAATTCTAAGGGTAAGCATAAGATCTACGAAGGAAAGGATGCAATAGACGCATCCAATATCAACCCTTACCTGGTGGATGCCGAGAGTATTTTTATCGATTCGCGGTCCAATCCGATATGCGATGTGAAAGCCTTATTGAATGGTGGAAAACCTACAGAGGGTGGTTTTCTCATATTGACGGAAGAGGAAAAAGACCAACTCTTGAAAGATAATCCTCTTGCCGAAGAATTACTCCGTCCCTATATGATGGGGAAGGATTTTATAGACCGTAAGCCGAGATACTGTTTATGGCTTGTAAAAGCGAATCCCTCAGTTCTGAGGAAATGTCCAAAAGTGTTGGAGCGTATCGAGAGTGTTCGCACATATCGCCTGGCAAGTCCAAAAGAAGCAACCCGGAAGAAAGCAGAGACTCCTCAATTATTTGACGAAGTACGGGAATGTCCCACGGACTATGTTGCCATACCGAAAGTCTCCTCAATCAACAGACGCTACATTCCGATGGAGTATCTTTCTAAGGATGTGATACCTGGGGACAGTATATTCATGATGCCGGATTCCACTTTATACCACTTTGGTATTTTGAATTCGCAGGTTCACATGGCATGGACACGAGTGGTATGTGGAAAGCTCAAATCGGATTATCGTTATTCAAACACTGTTGTTTACAACAACTTTCCTTGGCCACATCCAAATGATGCTCAGAAGGAAAAGATAGAGCGGACAGCTCAAGGCATTCTTGATGCGCGTGCTCTCTATCCTGGAAGCAGTTTAGCAGATTTATATGATGAACTGGCTATGCCGATTGATCTCCGCAAGGCCCACCGCGCCAACGATTCTGCCGTCCTGGAGGCCTACGGTTTTCCTAAGGATGTCACTGAGAGCGAGATTGTCGCACGCTTGTTCAAGCTGTACCAAAATCTAACTCAATAGATACTTCTATTCTTTCAATACAGTGCAACAATGAAGAAGATACTTTTATTCGTACTGGCGTTATCCATTATTTCCTGTAGCAAGATTTCTCAATCAAGTTTGCAGGGGACTTGGAATGTAGATGGCATTTCGTCTCAGGAAATCACCGCCAATACGGATACAGGGTGGAAGACACAGCAAGCAGCTGGTTCCATTTTTTTCACTGGTGAATCTTTAACCATTAGTAAGTCAACCATTACTCCTTGTCCGTCATCGTCCGAGATGCTCAAGGAATATGATGATTTCCCTGGATACTTCAATTACTCTCTATCCGGAACAAAGCTTACTGTTCCGGAAGCACATTTTTCGTATGTAAGGAAGAACGGAGATAAGATTGTAATGGCTGGCGAATACACTCAAGATGCCATGAATTTCACTGTTGCACTCAACGGAACCGATATGGAATTGACCGGTACGTCTGAGGAAACCGACAACCTTGGTAACGTCAAGAGGCGCGTAAATGTCAAGATAGACCTAACGAAGGCTCAGTAATACACTGCATAACATGAAGAAATACACACTAATAGCACTTGCGGTCCTAACACTTGCCGCTTGCGAAAAGAATCCCACCGACGAGCCATTCAATGGCACGTTCAAAGTCTCCGGCACCGTGGAAAAAGGCCCCTTTGTACAGGGTTCTACCATCAATATGCAGACGATGGATGAGAAACTCCACGCAACGGGTAAGACATTCATGGAGACCATCAAGGACGATGCCGGCTCCTTCGACTTCGGCTCCCAGGAATTTGACACGCCGTATGCCAAGATTACGGCCACGGGCTATTTCTTCAACGAGGTCACCGGTGGTCTCTCTCAGGGTATGATTAACCTCAACGCCCTGGTGGATCTGTCTGATAAGAGCAGCGTGAACGTGAACCTGCTGACCCACCTCAAGAGCCAGCGCATCCAGAAGCTGATAGAGGAAGGCAATACCTTCAAGGCTGCTGCATCTCAGGCCCAGACGGAGTTGATGGGAGCCTTTGGCCTGGCAAAATACGCCGGTACGGATGTGTCCCAGTTCTCAATTACCGCAGGAACCGATGAGGCTGCTGCTCTCATTGCCGTGTCTTCCATCATTCAAGTGGACCGTTCCGAGGCCAGTATGACTGAGTTCATTTCTAAGCTGACGAATGAGTTCGGTGCAAATGGCGCTTTTTCTGATGCTACGAAAGAAACCATTGCCAAAAGTGTTACTAAGTTACAGGACAAACTGAACGACATCGCCAGTAATATTGTGAGTCGATACGAAAAACTTGGCAAGACCGTTACTGTCAAGGATTTACGCTATTACATTGATTGGGATGGGGATGGAGATGCCGGCAACGAAATCTACGATGGTGAAGATGCGGTCGTGCCCGAACAAACTCAGATACACGCGCCTATGGAGGGTGGGACGTATACGGTGAAAGTTGCCTCAAAGATTAACTTCTTCATAAGCAATATTGCATACCCGCATCCCGCAAACCCTTACATCAATTCAGGCATCGTATCATTCAAGTCATCAATTGAGGGAGATGTCATTAAAATAGAAGTGAATAGGGCTTCCTATGCATTGCTCGACTCGGAGTCTATCATCCTTGTCGATGCATTCGGAAAACAAAGGGCTTCAATAACGGTAAGCCAAGATGGCGATCCTTCAGTGCCTTTGTTTAAAGATGAGGTAAATGATTACATCAGAGGTATAAATGAGCAGTTTGGGAATGTATCATTTAGGTCATGGTATTATGAAGGCTTCTATGTAAAACAGCTTCCGGGACAAGTCTTGAGTATCCCTCTTACTGCAAGCGACTCAAATGTATATGAACTATGGTCCAGTTACTACAGGACTATAAGCCAAATAGCCAATTTCGCTTCCTCGGAACTTGGTATGTTCTTCGCACGTTACTTAAATGTTCTTCTGGCAGACATTTATTATAATATGACGCTATTATGGGGTGGTGTTGTCGTTCCAGACTATTCCAATCCTATGGCATCCAAACCTCGAACTGAACCCGCAACCATTTATGAGTCTTTCATATCTGTACTGAGTTCTATGGTTGAAAGTGGTCCGGATGAGAAATTTAACCACGCAAATGCTAACTCCGCCGATGCTGTGTATAGGTTGCCCAAAGATGTTATTCGGGTAATGCTGGCCAAACTATACATTGAAACCGGGGCCTATGCCGAAGCAGTAACAATGTTAGAGCCGATAAAGAATTCTGGCCGCTATGCTTTGGCGGAAAAATATCAGTATCCTATCACGGCAATTACAGACGGCCGCGAAGTGTCGGATGAAGATATTTTCACCTTAGGTAATACTTCCACAAAGGGTTATGGTTATTACGGGAAACCCGTTTTCACATATACAGATGCACTTCTGCTCCTTGTTGAGGCTTATTACCGTACAGGGAATTATACTGGAGCATCAGAGATTTTGAAACAGGTAATCTCTTTCAACGATATTCCGACTGACCATTTCACCTTTGAAACAAATAATGCCGCCTTCCCCTCAGATTTGGCAACGGTCAGAAAGAGAACATACGGAAATATGGGAGAGTACTTTGGATACCTCAAACGGAATGGTTTGGTAAAGATGGTGCTGGGATATGAGGACTATCAGCTGCTATGGCCAATACCTGCCCAGGAAATTACGCTGAATCCCTATATTACACAGAACCCTGGATACTGATACAATTAAAACACTATTACTGATATGGACGCAAAAGTTAAAGCCTACATCGACAAGGGCAAAAAGATTCTCAATGAGAATGCAGAACTCGAAGAAGAGGGCCGTGCCTATGACAAGCGGCAGAAACTGATTGAACTCGGTATCTTCACCAAAGGGAAGGAGATCTATACCGATGAGTACAATAACGACGACCCCGATTGCGAGTGGGTTGAGGAAAGGAATCAGTGGCGCTCAGTTGAAATCATTGTCCCGGAAGTGACAGACGAGGAGTTTGAGCAGATCCTTGAATCAGAAAGAATCCAGAAAGAAGACGCTGTTGGCAAATCATCTGGGCCGAAGGTGCCATTCGCTACTGACGAGAAAGACAATAAGCGTTCGGCCGAGAAGTTCTTGTCAGCCTGCGCCTCAGGAAGCCTCGTCCTCGCTGTCGTTATACTGATTCTGGGCATTGTCCTTTCAGCAAAGGCCGATAACTGGGAAATCTTTGTTGGAGCCGTTTTCCTCGCCGCCCTATACGTAGGCAGTTGGGCTCTCCTGAAGGTCATCTGTAATGTTTCCAACAACCTCCACGACCTAAACGAGAAAGTAAAGAAACAGTAATCACACACGAGATATGGATAAATTATTCTCCTATGCCAAGTATGCAGCATACGCTCTGATTGCTCTTCTGGTTTTACGGCTTGCAATGTATAATTCGCATGCCAGTTCCGCGTCAACAATTCTTTATGCTGCGGCAATTGTTTCAACTATCCTTCTATTAGGCTTTTTCATTGGCCTTATCGCGAATAGCAAGAAGGGCTCACCGGTGATTATCCCCGCTACAATCGGTGCATTTGGGGAAGGTCTGACCGTTGTTTCTACGGTAATGTTCATGATTTTCTTTATGAAGATGAATCCTGATGCGCCAAGTGATGCCCCAGTGAAACTTCTTAATGTAGCGAATATTATAGATTCAGTGGCGTTGTTCATCATTTGTGTGGCTTTTATCTATCTATCCATTTACTTTGGGAAGAATTCTGCTCCTCGATTCGCAGCATGGGCAGTTGCTGCCGTTCTTCTTATATTCTTTGCCATAGGGAAGATTGTACAGCCATGGGAATGGAGTGACATCGAGGCTGTGACAAGGTTCAATATGATTCGCTATTTCGCTAATAATATCCTGCTATATGGAGCCTATGCATGGTTCTTACTCAGTTTCGCAAATCTAAAACGCAAATAATATGGAAGAGAATCAGAAAACCCAAGATCCTTTTGTAGCTGCCATGAGCGGCGCTGAAAAAACCACCGCATCTGAAACTGGTGGAGAGCCGAATGCCGCCGAAAACAATGCCGTCAGTTACGCTGTTGATTCCGGTGCCGAGACTGTTGTCAACACCGTTGCCGAGGTCCTGAAATGGATTGGTATTATTGGCGGTATTATTGCCTTGCTCATTGGATTTATCATGCTGACATCAGGAGGCCCGGCTGGCGCAATCATTCTTGCCTCAGGCATTGGCGCTATCCTCGTTGGTGTTATTAGCTGGGCGTTCCTCAAACTACTGGTCAACATATCTCGCAACCTGTTCAAGATTCACGACCAGTTGGAGAAACTGAACAAAGCGGAATAAACAGTCAAATGATGAGACGGCTCCTAATTATCGTTGGTCTTTTAGTTTCGTGCGCTTCATTATATGCCACGAACGTTGCAGATACCCTGTTCTTGAAGAACGGCAGCGTTATTCTTTGCACCGTGGAGGATTATGCCCCTGCAGGTGATATTAAGGTGAAAACTGGTGATGGAAGCCTGTTTGTTTACCCTTCTTCTGAAATTCTCCGGCTTGCAAAGACGAAGTCGCCGACAACACCTGCAGCCAGTTATGTTCCGGCTACAGGCAAGTTGAAGGCACAGGGCATCAATCTATACCAGAACGGCAAGCGACTAACGGTAAATGACGACATCCCTGGAATTCTTGGAGAGGAACTGAGCAAGAAATACGAGTGGTCCCGTGGTCTATATATGGGTGGTTGGATGTGTCTGGCAGCAGGCCTTGGATTCACGACCGCCAGCATTGTGTGTATGTCCAAACAGAAGGACTACGCTGAAGGGACCACTAAATACGATGAACTGCAATTCAAGAAGACCGGGTTCTTCTGGGCGGGAATTGGATTTGATGCTGCAACCGTGGCACTGGTATTCATCAGCCAGGGAATGACAAAGAAGATTGCCGAAGAATACAATCTCTCACATCCCGATCTGGCCCTGTCGATAACTCCGTCGCTGATTCCCACGGCTAACCCCAACAGCGCTGTAGGCCTGGCCCCCGGAATTACGATAGCATATTCATTCTGATACAGATGAGAAAGGCTCCTCAAACGGGAGCCTTTTTTTGTGTGCCGATTATTTCTCGGCCTGTTTCCACTCGATGCGTTCCTCAATGGTTTCCTTCGAGTATATGGGCCGCATATGGACCTCATAATCGAATTCTTCTTCCGGTCGAGGTGTCGGGTAGTGAACGGTTATTCCTGGCGTACACTCTGCCAATCGGATAATCTGTTTAGTGGTGAACTTCATACCGAATTCGTGCATCATGACATCAACCGTGTTGCAGAAATGGGAAAGCACGATTTCTTTGCCATAGCCGATATTGACCCAACTCTGGTTTTCCGGAACCCTTTCAGTGTCGATGTGCCACTGCTGAGCGCTCTCACAGTAGTCAAGGTACCATTTTCTCATATCAATGTCCATAGGTTCAGTATTTTATGTTTTGCGTTCATTGCATCAATACCAGTGCCAGAGTAGAGGATATGACATAATGACATTAACCCTGCCAATGCAATCGTTCCACTCGTTCCACCACATTCCACCCATACCGTTACAGGGATGGAACGGAACGATGGCTATGTGGGATTATCATCATTCTGGCCGATGGTGCCGATATTTGGGCCGATGGTACCCAGGTCCAACGTTTTCCCGGTGCCGATGTCTGCCAGACCAGCAACCTCCATTGCCACCCTTCGCTGTGAGACTGTGACCGGACAAGCCGGCCACAGACTCACGGACGCCCTCCGCTCCATTGGCCCTCGCCGCAAGGCTCCCGCACTTATAAAGGGAAAGCGGTGTGCAAGACTGTGCCGGAGCAAGTCCGCCACAGACTTGCACCCTGTTGTCCCCCCGGCCCCCAAGGGAGAATATCACCCGGGAAGCGTAGTGCCAGCGCGACCGTCAGTGCCCATATCCCGCTTTCCATAACATAATCCCATCGGAATTGTGTAACAGCCGCCGGCACCGTCAGTGCCCCGCATCAAGGGAGGAAGTATCAAGGGGTCAGAAGCCCGCAAAAACGGCCTGCAGGGCGTCTGATTACACAATTCGGATTATGTTAAGGACGCTCCGTCAGTGCGATGCGGAGGTCGTACCTTCGAATTCCCGGGTGAGGCGGCGGCAGGAGAGGGCCTGGCGGCAGTGGCCGGGACCGTCCCGGCCCTTTGCCAGCCCCGCACCGGGCAGAGGAATCGGGGCCCCAATTTCCCCAATTCCTCTACCTCGGTGCCGCTCCGCATCAACGGCATCAATATTCAAACGGTATCTCCCGCATCAGCCTCAGAGCAGTGCGAGTATCCTGCCGCCTTATGCCCTTCGGGCGGGTCGCCACGTCTGTGACTCCTTGTGGCCTGACAAGCAGTCCACAAAGAGTCAAGAGCCGTTGCTCCAAGGTAAGGCTTCGCCTTGTTTAACCTGGCCGCTATTCCTCCAGGCATCTGCCGGGAAGAATCCCGCCAGAAGCCTTCCGGGCGCCCAGGACACGGCCGTCCCGGCCGTTGGCGCAGACAGTGTCAGTCATCGTTCCAGGGCATCAAGACCTTCGCCCTTGCTGCCCTTCCACGCTGCCAGCCACAGACTGCGCGGTTCCACCCGCATCAGCGGTGTTGCCTTCGTGCTTCTATTCGAAGGTCAGTGCCAGTTCGCGAGAACCGTTGTACCCCGCATCAACGTCAGTGCGTCGCTCACACGGTGAGCCGTTCCGGCTCAGGCCCCGGAGGCCGTCTGTCCACACACTCTGTCGGTCTTTGTCGGGGTCTGGGAGCCTAAGGTCTCCCAGCCCTTGCACCGCCAAAGCCCGCCAGCCCCCACACCTGCCAGACCGCCTCCAGGGCCACGCTCCACTCGCTTCGCTCGTTCCGCGCCCTATGGCACTGGAAGACTCAAAGCCGGGTTCCCGCATCAGAGGAGTAGTGAAAGCCGGCGACATCTCCCGCATACACCGTCCCGCCTTTGAGACTTCCAGCACCATAGGCCTTCCTTCAACTCCCGCTTCAGCCTCAGTGCGTAATCGACCGACATCACCCGCCCGGAGGGCCAGAAAAGGGGTAAATACATATACAAAAAGGCAGTGCGGCTTGCGCCGCACCGCTTCGCTTGAGGTCTGTTGTACTTAGGAGTTACTTATTTGCTATTAACATGCCCAAGACTTCCATTGCGATGCCAGGCCCTGGGTAGGCCATATCAAATAGATATGAAAAACCCTCCGGAATCTCACGACTGCGGAGGGTTCGGTTTAGGTTAACGGTTGGTCTGATCTCAGGATTAGGAACCTGCGACCCACTTGGTCTCCGCCAGCATGACCTGGGACTTGACGCCGGTACTGGAGTCAACCAGGTAGTAGCGGAAGAAGATCTTCGGAGCAGCGGCACCAGGAGCACCGTTCTTGGCCACGTACTCGGCACGGATGTCGATTGCGGCAGCAGTGGGCTCTTCCTCCTGATGAATGGCCGCAGCCTTCGCATGGGCGCGGGACACACCGTTGGACTGGCCTTCGGTGGCCTCGATGATGAGGAACAGACCGCCGTTGTCGGCTGGAGCCTCATCCAGCTTGAAGGTGAAGGTGTCGCCCTGGCACACGATGGTGGCAGTGGAGGGAGCCTCCACGGAATTCAGCTCCGGAGGAGTCACCATGACCTGGCCACCGAGGGTCACGACCCAGTAATTCCACGCGAGAATCTGCTCGTTGGTGAGGGTTTTCCACTTGGTGGTGAGCATCTTGAAGACGCTCTTCACCTTGGCCTGGTCAGAAGTCCGGATGCTTCCACCGTAACCACGGTTACGGATGTACTTCCGGTTCTTCATCTTTGCAGCGGTCACGCCCTTGGCGCTGCCGCTCATCTCCTCAAAGGCGATGGAAGGAATGTACTTCATAGCGATGAAAATTTAGGTTTATAAATGGTTTACTATTATTCATTTGTGTCTCTTACAAGGAACGCGAAGGCGAAAGGTTCTCGGCCGGTGTCCCAGAATCCAGCCACTCGGCGGTCCATCGTGAAGATTTTGTTCTCGAGGTGACATTCGCCCATACCGAAACAATTCTGATGGAATTGGTTGCCACCGCCCGGGACCGGCACATCTGCTGTAACGTCAGCAGGGAGTTCCTCGAAGGTCGCCTCCCAGGGCGAATCCCGGTAAGCATAGGCGCAACTGGAGAACTGCAGATGCATGAACACCCAGTGGTCAAAGACCACCACGAAGGTGTCACTGGAGAATCTCAGGTAGTTGTCAACGGTCGTAACCGTAAGGCGCTGCTTGGTTCCTTTGATGGTGTTTGCGCCCTGGTTGAGCTGGGCGTACATCGTCACGAAGTAGAGGATGAGCGGACCGTTCTGGTCGAACCACGGCTGCTTCTCTACAACGATGGTGTTTTTATCCTTGATCCAGGACTTGAGCACGGTACCGCCGTCATAGATGGAATCACCCCAGGAATAATGCTGCGTCTCTTCAAAACGGATGAATACGCCACCGACAGTGCTTCGGTCAATGGTGAGGTCTGGAACGGTTATCTCCAGTTGCTCGCAGGCCTGGTAGTCCGGATTCGTTGGGTCAAAAGTAACCTTCGCATTCAGGACCACGTAATTCGGAGCCTGATAGTCCTTGAAGGTTATCTGGCCGGCTCCGAAGTTATTGGATATGCTGTTGAACATGGCTAAACTGATTGAAGGTTAATAGATGATACCCGTTCCGAAAACCTCGGTGTGGGTGAAGTAAGGGCCTCCACGATGAGCAAAGGTCAGCTGAGTCTTTCCACTCCAATTATACATGTACACCAGATAGGATTGAGCGTTGATGTGGCCATCCGCATCATTGGAGCGCCCGATGCACATTCCCGTGCCGATAACCTCGGAGGGAAGAAGTTCGTCCAAATAGACCTCGGAGGAAGCGACATTGCTGTGGCCCAGGCACTGGGCGTTGAACTGAGCTACTGGAGCCCCGGTAGAGAAGTCTACGTCAAGCGTTGCCACGTGGCTTTCCTCCGTGGGGTCAAGGTCATCCATAGTTGCCTTTATACGACGCTGGTAAGGAGAACTGCCAGTAACAATGGCATATTCCTGGATGGGTTGGCCAGCAAATCCGGTGGAAGTGTCAAGCCAGTAAGCCTCGATGAAAACCTTCTCTCCGACAACCGGCTCCACGCCAATGGTCTTGAAGTAGAGGTGCGTGACATCGGCCTCGCCCCAGTCATCTTCCATACCTGGAGTGATGATGACGGTCTTGCCCCAGCCGTTTGAAATGCCTGCGCTCTGGGAGGCGGACATCTTCAGAACGAGTTTATACGGGCTGGGTTCGTGCGTGATACCGGCGATTACAACCATCTCTGGCGTGAGGGCTATCTGCTCATATAACACGTTAGGACAGGCCACAGTGGACTCCGGGGCAGTGGAGAGGAGGGATTCTCCAGCCATTGCACGGTTGACATTGAGTCGGATGTAAAGATTCATGCCGGAGATTTCAGCCTTCTGACCAAAGGCAGACTGACCGGAGGTGTGTTCGGCCAGACGATCCCATTCCTTCATCTGTTCAGAAGAGAGAAGTTTCCAAGACTTGGAAATCTTGGACATCGATGCGCGGCGGGCAACCTGTGCGTTGGTGGTTTGACCGGTGGGCCAACTCCTTACCGAAAGGATGGTACGGCCCGAGACTTGTCGAGCCGTAACACCCTTGGCTGAACCGGAGAAGCCCCCGAAAGCAATGGAAGGAAGCGCTTGCATAGGTTTAAGTTTAGGTTCAAGTAAGCTACACAACCCCTTGTGCGATTCAAATATAATACATTTCTTTCTATCTACAAAACAATAATATACGATATTTTATCGTAAGTTTTGCTTTAAGTAGATAGGGATATAATAGCGTTTCGCAGGGTGTACCCACGAACAAAGAAATTTGCAGGCCGGAACGACCCACGCCATATGTTTTGACGAAAAAAACTACAACTTCACTGAAAACGAGAATTCCCGGTGAATATTCCGATAGCCGGTCAGCCTGTCAAGAAGAACGTACTGACCGTGGACCTGATACTCGTCCAGATCCAGGTCCCAGCGCTCGCGGAAATTGTCAACTGTCACGAAAACGCAACCATCGCCCGTGGCACATGGCGCGGATGCGAGGAAATTCCTCATAAGGCCCGGTTTCCGGCCGTATCCGGGCTTTGTAAGTTGAATCTTGGTGAGAACCTGGTAGCGGCCTGCAGGCTCCGTCTCGGGGAAATAAGAGTGGAAGCAAAGGCGAAGGTCGGTGCCATCAACGGTGGCGTCCTGGAATTCGAGAGAATGGATCGGGAATTCTTGCCAGGCCTGCGGGGAGGGGATATGCTCGTCTCCCAGCGTATAGAATCCGTGGTAAGCGCTTACAAAGAGATTCTGGCCGGAGATATGCGCAGTGTTGTCAAATGGCGGCTTGTGGCTTATTACAGGCTCTGCAAGGGAATTCCAGGTCAACTGAACGGAATGCTCAAGAGTTCTCCAGGCTGCCAGCGCCCGTCGGTGAACATCGAGCTGGCTGTTCTGCGCGTCAGTCCCGGGGAATTCACACTGGCTTTTCTTCTTGTAGTAGCATCGGCCGTCAATATGATAGAAGGTGAGGTCTCCAACGGAACCCCAGCAATCAGATATGAGTATGGACGGCGTGAAGCGCGGCATAGTCTACTATAGGTCAAGTTCTTACTGCAAATTTACGAAAAATCAAGCAGAAGCCCATTTCTGTTCACACTTTCAGGCCGGTTTTTGTTCACACTTTTGGGATTGATGGGAAAGAAATGGGAAAACGCTTTTGGGGTTGAATCGGCGGAAAAGTGTAGTAGAGTTTACTCATTGAATCGCCATTTCAGCGTATTCTACGGCCTTTTTAGTAGCACGGAGTATAATGCTATGAAATGTGGTAAAAAAGGCCAAAAGTGTGAACAAAAGTGTGAACAAAAAATATAACCCGCTGAAAATGTGGTGCTGGGAACGACCGAACGGTTGCAAGGTCGGGATTTTGTAAGTTGTTGAGAATTCCGGCGAAATCGGCCTTTGTGCAATGTCTTGCAAGGTTTCCACGGCGAGGATTGCAACGCCGGGATTGCGCCCCATTGCAATAATCCGCAAACAGGTTGACGAAAATTCGGGTTTTTGTCAACGGTTTTGTATCTTTGCGGGGTACAAATTGGAAAATATGCCTACAATCAAAAAATCGTTGTCGTCAAAGGTTGACGGCGACGGAAAGTCCGAAATCCTGTTGCGGTTCTCCGGAGGACGGGACGCCGTGTTCCGCGTCAAGTCCGGAATCCGGATTCCTCCGGCCCGGTGGAACGTCAAGGAATCCCGGATTATCATTCCCCGTTTGGAAACATCGGAACAACGCGACCTCGTCAAGGCGGCAAAGGAACTCGACGACGTTTGCAACCTGTTAATCGAGGCGTACACGGCCGCCGACAAAACGACCGTGTCGCGGGAGTGGTTCGCCGACATCCTCGACCGATACCGACACCCGGAGAAAAACACGCCCTCCGGAGGGGATTTTTTCGGCGCGTTCGAAAAGTTCCTCAGCGACAACGAGTCCTCCCGGCCCCGGGAAAATCATTTCAAGGTATTAGAACGACAACTCCGGCGGTTCGAACTGTATTCCGGCCGGGAGTGGGAACTCGACACCGTGTCGGCCGACGACCTCGCCGCGTTTAAGGATTTCCTCGTCAACGAACACGCGATATTCAAGGACAAGAAATTCGAATTCATATACACGGCCGTTCCGGAGTCACGGACGCCGGGTCCCCGTGGTTACAACGCAATCGGAAACTCGTTGCGCCTGTTCCGAACGTTTTTCAATTGGTGTATCAAACACCGTTTGACGACGAATTATCCGTTCCGGGAATACTCAATCGAGGCCCCGGTTTACGGAACCCCGTATTATATCACCCTCGAGGAACGCGAACGTATCGCCGGGGCGGATTTGTCCTCCCGGCCGCAAGTCGCGACACAACGGGACGTGTTCGTCTTTCATTGTTGTATCGGTTGCCGGGTCGGGGACCTGTTGCGCCTCACCCGGGCGAACATTATTGACGGCGCGGTCGAGTATATCGCCCGCAAGACATCCGGCGAACGCCCGGTAACAATCCGGGTCCCCCTCAACAACACCGCAAAGGAAATCCTCGAAAGATACAAGGATTTCCCCGGTCCCGGCCTATTGCCGTTCATATCCTCCCAAAAGTACAACGACGCAATTAAAACCGTGTTCCGCCTCGCCGGAATCGACCGGGTCGTTACGGTCCTCAATCCCCGGACCCGCCGGGAGGAACAACGGCCGTTGTACGAAATCGCCTCGTCCCACCTCGCCCGGCGAACGTTCATCGGGAACCTATACAAACAAGTCAAGGACCCGAACCTCATTTCGTCCCTCTCCGGACACGTCGAGGGGTCGACGGCGTTTTACAGGTATCGCAACGTTGACGAACAAATGAAACGGGACCTCGTCCGATTGTTGGACGAACCCGTCAAACCGACGGAATAAATGTGTACCTTTGACACGGGAAATTCTCCCTATTGGTTATTAGTTTTAGTGTTATTAATTATGTGGTTGAATAACCCTCGCCGGGACCGCGAGGGTTATTTTTTTACCTTTTTCGTGACGTCGCGAAAATGATTCCGGAGGCCCTCCGGGGCCGATTTCCTATTCTCCCCGAAAAAAAATTCAAATTTTTTGCAACTTTTTGATATTTGCATTTGCATAATTCAAAAATAGTGTTTACCTTTGCCTTTGAAATAACGCACAAATTCATTTCATTATGGCAAAAGCAATGACAACCCCCGCCCTCGAAAGGGCCGTCCGAGAACTCAACATTCAAATCGAGGAGTTCCGCCTCGAGTCAACCCCGGAAACCCCGGACGTCGAATTGTACGAGGACGCGAACACAACCCGCCGGGTTCGTCCGAATTTCAAATTATACCTCAACGGTAAAATGACGTGGACCGAGGACGGGCGAACCGAGGATTACGAACATTTCGACGCGGACGACATCCGCGACACCCTCAAATTTTGGAGGGCCTGTTTGCGCCGCGCCCGCAAATATTGGGCAATGAACGTCGACACCCTCGACGCAATCCAAAACGGCGAACGCGAGGACATTAACGACGAGGAGGACGAGTAATGGAATACCTCGGTTTCGCAACTCAATTTTTCACCCTTTGGGAGGTGTCCCGGGAGTCCGTAACCTATTACGGCCGCCCGGCAACCCGCGTCGTGTGTACGTTCATTAAAAACGTGTCAAAGGACGAACAGGTCGCCCGCGCAAAGTATCCGGACGCGCCGTTCGACGCAACCCTCCGGGGTTGTCGTTCATTCTCCCGAGTCGAGGTCGAGAAATACGCCGACGACGTGTTCGCGTTCGGCAAGTACGCCGGGACGCCTGTTGCCGATTGCGGCGACCTCGGTTATTTGTTTTGGGTCCTCCCGCAACTCGACGACGCCCGGCGCGTTATCGCCGAGGACGTCCTTGTCAACTCCGGCAAATACGGCCGTTACGGGGACAACATTGTCGCCGCCGAGGAACTCGCCGCAATCGAGGCCGAGGACGAATATATCGAGGGCGTCGTTTCCGGGATTATCGAGTCCGGCCGGGCAACGGTCGAGGCGACGTCGAACATCCATTTCGAGGACGAATACACGTCCGCCGCAACCCACGGAATTACGTTGACGTGGAACGCGGCCGACCTTGCGGAATACTATTACTCCGGTTGTACGTATTACCTCCCGAAACAGGGTGACAAGGCAAAACGAATCAAGGGAAAGACCCTCGAGGTTTCGGTCGCCGATTACAACGTCGAACAATTCCCGTTCGGGAAACGTCTTTCAATCCGCGTCGCCGGATTTCAACTCAAGAAATAAACCGCGTCCGGGCGGTTCCCGGGTAACGCACAAACAACAACGCATTATGAACGCAAAACAACTCATTTTCAACAACGCGAACGGGGAATTCGACACCCTTATCGCAAACGGTTATTATTTCGCCCGTTCCGAGGGTGGCGCGACCGATAACGCAACCCTCAAATTCGAGGCGGAACAGGCCGCAAACGCAAACCTTATCGTAATAGGCCGAGGCGAACCCGCGACAAAGTATTATTTCGACCTCCGCGATTGTTTCAACGCGGTTGTCCGCCGGGAGGGGTTCGACATCGACGCCCGCCTCGAGTGGTTGTCACGGACCGTCGACGAGGTGCGTTCCCGTTGCGAGAATATCGCGGAACATTATATCCCCGAGGAGGACACCGCCGAACACGACGAACTCGGGAGGATTTCCGTTCACCTCGGACGCCTCGCAAAACGCCTCCACGACCTCGCCGGGATTTATACGCCCGTTCAACATTTCGACAATGATTAAGACATCCAACAGGGGCGGCCGCCGGGAGGGTTCCGGCCGCCGCCCGACAAAGACACCCCGCGAGAACGTGACGTTCCGGGTATCGCCGGAAACAAAGTTCAAAATCGCCGCCCTCCGCCGGGCCGGGTTCCGCCTCGGGGAACAGGTCGACGCAATGGTCGAGGGCCTGTACGACACAATTTGTTCGGACGCCGGGGTCGGCCCGAACGATTTGTAATAAAACCCGTCGGAATCCCGACGGGTTTTTCGTACCTTTGCAACGTCAATGAATTTGTAAGACATCCAATTTGTACCGGACCCGTTCCGCCGCGAGGCGCGACGGGTTCATTCTTTCCCGGTGTTCGATTCCGCCCCGGATTTGTGCGATTCCGGGCCGTTTTCGTTCGATTTCCCGGGGTTTTTGTTCGATTTGGTCCGGAACATCGTTCCTGTTCCCAAAAGCAACCACGCGGGAGAAACGCCGTATTTGCGGCAAAGGTACGACAACCACGCCGGGCGGAGTATTGACCGCCCCGGTTCCCGGCGTTGTTTTAGGAAATTCGGTCGGTCAATCCCGGCCTCCTCGCAAAACCCCGACGTCGTGGTTCGGCCGTCCTCGACGAGGACCGCGAACGCCTCAAAGAATCGGACCGTTACCGGGTCCCCTGTTTGGAATCCGTCGTTGTTCATTGTTTCGCCTGTTTGAGGTAATACATCCGTTCGGCCTCGTCCCGGTCCGATTTGGTCCGGCGGATTTCCGCCTCGACCGTGGACCGTTCCTCCATTAACCGGAGGACCTCGTCGTCCGGCGTTCCGGCCGGGAGGGATTCCGACAAGTTGAACAGGGAATCCCGGCGCGACTCGAGGGACTCCAACAGGGCCGAAAACGCGGCGTATTCGGGCGTTTTCTCGAACGACGGGGATTTCCCCCGGCAAGACATCAAAAGCGCGGCAACGGCCGCAAGAATCGCAAATCCTCTCATTTTCCGTCGGTCCTGTGGAACGGGGTTCCGGTTATATGTTCGATTATCGCAATAAGACGGTCGATTTGTGAAAGGTGGACCGCCGATTGTCGTTGTTCCTCCCGGAGGTACGACATCACCTCCGGCGACATAATGGAAACCTTTTGATTCCCGAAATTGGTGTAATCCCCCTCGACGTGGACGGGGAACGGGTCGGACGGTTCCGACCTCCGGAACATTGGCCCCTCGCCGGACTCCAACCAATCCGGGGAAATCTCCGGGAACGCCTCGAGGATTTTTCCGAACAACTTTTTCGGAACGTCGATTTGTTCGCGGACGATTTCCGAAATTGTCGCCTTGTCGGAACCCACAATTTCGGCAAAGTGGGATTGATTCCGGATTTTCCGGGAATTTTTGAGTTCGGCGATTAACTCCGCAACTCTTTGATTTTTAGACACATCCATATTTGTACAAAAATTTCTCCGAAAATAATGTTCGGAAAATTTGTTTGTTCCGAACAAAATGTTTAGTTTTGCAATCGGTTAACGATTTCACACCGCAAAGGTACGAACAATTTAACCCGCCGTAAATGGCAAATATATGTAATTTTTGAACGAAACACAAACAAATTGGATATGACCCTCGAACGAAAAGTCGATTTTGCAATCAAACTGTTGCGGTCAATTCCGACCGACGACGGCCCGATTGAATTGTCGTATTCCGGCGGCAAAGACTCCGACGTTATCCTCGAACTCGCCCGTATGTCGGGAATTCCTTTCGAGGCGATTTACAAGAATACGACAATCGACCCTCCGGGGACCCTCTCGCATTGCCGGGAACAAGGGGTTACAATCCTCAAACCGAAACTCACATTTTTACAACTCGTCGAGAAAAAGGGGACGCCGTCCCGGTTCGCGCGTTTTTGTTGCGAGGCCCTCAAGGAATACAAGGTGTACAACCGCGCAATACAAGGAATTCGCCGCGCCGAATCCACCGCCCGGGCGAAACGATACCACGAACCCGAAATTTGCCGGGTTTACTCCGCAAAGGAAAAGGTCCGCGTTTACCTCCCTATACTCGAATGGACGGACGAGGACGTCGCCCGGTTCATTGAGGAACGCGGTATCAAGTGCGCCCCGCTTTATTACGACGAGTCCGGCCGTTTCCACGTCGAACGCCGCCTCGGTTGTATTGGTTGCCCCCTTGCGGCCGACAACGGCCTCGCCGATTTCAAACAGTATCCTAAACTCCTCAAGCAAGTAATCGAGGCGAAAAAGCGGTTTTACGAAACCCACCCGAACGCCGGGAAAACCTTTGACCGGAACGTTTACAACGGATTGTATTTTCAATTCTTTTGCCGGAATCTCGACGACTACCGGGTCGCAATAGGGGGGGGTCTATTTCCGGAACAAGCAATTGACACGCAACAATTTTTGTCCGAGTATTTCGGAATCGAGTTATAACATAATCTTATAATCCCAAATCATTATGAAACACACATTTTCAATTTTCATCGTGAACCCCGCAAACGGGGAGTTCGTAACCCTCGCCGATTGGTCGAAAACCGAGAACCCCGCCTCCGCCGAATTCGTCGCGATTGTCCGCGAGGATAAATCCGGAATCATTATCGCAAGGGACCCCGTCAAGGTTGACGGCGAAATCAATTTCGAGTGGAAAAAGGCCGTCGAACTCGCAAAGGCGTTCAAACCCGCGACGGACGTTGCCGCCCTCGCCGTCGAGGGATTCCGCCTCCCGGACCGCCGCGAGGCCCTCGACATTTACGACGCCCGTTTTCAAGGACTCGACGACGCCCTCGCCCTTATCGGCGGAACCCCTGTTCATACAGGCGACGCCCGTTGGATATGGACCGAGGACGAGGACCCGGACCCCGAGTATAACAGTAACTACGCGTTCCTCTTTAACGGCGGCAACGGCTACGTGGGCTACCACTACAAGTACTACGCGGGCCCGGTTCGTCCCGTTTCCGCTTTTCTCCCGTTTTAGGTTTTGAGGTTTAATCGTTCCCGGCCCGGTTCGCCCCGGCGAGGGGTTGACCGGGACGGGGTTAAAGACAATGAAAACAAACGTTATTCAACAAATCATTCTCGCCCTCGTTGGGTTCGCAATCCTGTTCGTCGGGTTCCTGTTGTTCATTTCCGTTTGCGGGGAACCCTCGCCGGAATACAACGCCCGCCTCGAGGAACTGTTCGGTTGGTTTGCGTGGTTCGCCTCGCTTGTCGACAACATCCTCCGGGGCCTCGCCGGGGCCGCGTTAATGTGGCTCGGTTATAAGGTTTACCCGTTCCACGACGAGAAACCCGCCCCGGACGCCGGGAACGCCTCAAACAATGAATCATTAAACCCAATTCGCAATGAATAAGACACCAAACACAACCGCGCCGACAAAGGCGTTCCGAAAGGGCCTCCGGGAGGTCAAGGTCGGGGACGTCGACAAGGTCCGCGAGGACCTCAAGTCCGCCCTCGGAGTAACAACCCGTCAATCCCTCGCCGCGTACGCCGACGGAAAACGAATCCTCGACGTCGAAACGGCCGCCCGTATTGAGGCCGTGTTCCGCAATTACGGCGTTTCCGCCTGTTGGGGCGAGTAACAACACAAACGCACATTCAACAATGTTTACAAACGCACAACACCTCAAAACCGACGCGGTATTAACGCCCGCCGAAACCCGGGTCGCCGTCGGTTATTGTTATCGTTATGGGTTCATCGGAAAGGAAATCGCCGCCCGACTCAACATATCGTATAACACCGTTGTACGACATACGCAAAACATTTACGAGAAAACAGGAATCCGCCGGACGACAAACGCCCTCGTTGCGTGGTTCCTTGCGACAAACTTTAATATCAACCTTTCATCCCTGTAACGATATGGATATTCGTATTATTTCCCTCAAAATTCAAAATTTCAAAGGCATACAGGACCGGACGTTCGAGTTCGGCGGCGCAAATGCAAACATCGTCGGCGAAAACGGCCTCGGCAAGTCGACAATCTTTGACGCGTTCACGTGGTTGTTGTTCGGCAAGGACCACCGGAACACCGTTCAAAACAAGTTCGAAATCGTACCAATCGACCCGGCGACCGGGGAACAGGTCCACCACCTCGAAACCCTCGTCGAGGCCGAACTCTCGACCGACGGCGTCAAAACAACCCTCCGCCGTGTTTGGCGTGAAACGTGGTCCCGCGCAAAGTCGACCGTCGAATCCAAATTGACGGGTCACGAATCGTTGTTCTATGTTAACGGCGTGAACGTCGACACCCTCGAGAATTACAACAAGTTTATCGGCGAACTTGTCGACGAAAAGATTTTCCGCCTCATTACCGACCCGTTGTTTTTCATCGGCGATACGACCGACAAAAAGGCCCGCCGCGAGGCCCTGTTAACCCTCGTCGGGGACTCAATCGACAAGGCCGCAATCCGCGAGAAATACGCCGGGATTATTGCCAAAATGAACGGGGAGGATATTGTCACGTTCCGCAAACGTATTGCGTCCGAAAAACGCGACATCAAACGCGACCTCGCCGCCTGTGACCCGCAAATCTCCGCTTATACGGATTCCCTCCCGGCCCCGGAGGATTACGACGCCCTCGCAAAGGAAATCGACACCCTCGCGGCAAAGACCGACAAGGAACTCGCCGACGTACAGGCCGAAATAAAACAGGTCGACGAATCTATCGCCGACATCCGCAAGGCCGACAACCTCGCCGCCGGGGAAATCTCCCGGAAACGTCAACAGGTATCCGAACTCCGACTCAAGGCCCGAAAACTCATTGACGACCGTTTCGCCGAGGTTCAATCCCGGAATTACGAAATCGGTTCCGCCGCCCGGACCGCCACCCTCAAGGTGGAACAGTTGGACCGCAAGATTGCCGACGCAAACGCGACCCTCGAGAACATCCGTTCCGGTATCGAGTCCGCAAAGGCCGAACGCGCCTCAATCGAGGCAAAGGTCGAGGGAATCAAACAGTCAATCGCGGCCGTCAAGACCCGCGCGTTCGAGTACAACGGGGAAACCGTGTGTCCCGCTTGCGGACAACCCCTCCCGGCCGAGAACATCGAACACGCCCGCGAGGTCGCCCTCGAACATTTCACCGCCGACAATCAACAGGAAATCGACCGCCTCCGGAAATCTGCGTTGTCCTTGCAACCTCGATACGACACCCTCGGGGCCGACATCAACAACGCCTCCGCCCGTATCGAACTAATCGAGGCCGAACTTGTCAAGACCCGCGCCGCCCGCGAGGAGGCCGAACAGGAACGCACAACCGCCGCCGCGACGCCCACCCTCAAGACGGACGGAATCGAACAGGCCGTCAAGACATCCCCGGAATACGTCGCCCTCGAGGAGGAAATCGCCCGAATCGAGGCCGAAATCGGTTCCCCGGTAACGACCGACGTTTCCGGCCTGTTATCCAAACGCCGCGAACTCGAGTCGAAACAGGACGTTATCCGCAAGGCGTACACCGCCGACGTTGACCCCCTCAAAAAACGCCTCGCCCGCCGGGAGGAGGCCGACCGTATCAAGGCGAAAATCGCCGCAAAGGAGGAGGACAAACAAAGGTTCACCGAACGCCTCGCCGAACTCGAACAAATGGAATTCGACGCGGCCGAGTATGTCCGCGAGGATATATCCGCCGTCGAGGGCGCAATCAACGCCCGTTTCAAGATTGCCCGGTTCCGTATGTTCGACACCCTCGTAAACGGGGACGTCGTCGAGGATTGTACCGTTATGGACGCAAACAACGTCCCGTACGGGTCAATGAACGACGCAAAACGAATCCTCGTCGGAATGGACGTAATCGCGGCCTTTTGCGAGGCGTACGGCGTGAACGCACCGATATTTGTTGACAACGCCGAATCAATCACCGTGTCCCGGTTCGACGTCGCGTCGCAAGTTATCCGCCTCTCGGTCGTCAAGGGCGCGGACCTCACAATCGAATAAACCCTCAAGATATGGACCTCCTCGAACTCGCCCGGACCAATCCGGAAATAACAATATCAATCCGCCTCGGCGACCTGTTGACCGCCGCCCGGACGATTATTGCGGACACCCGCGCCGAATTGGAACAGGCGGTCGCCGCCTCGAACTCGGATTTCCTTATTCCCCGGGAGGACGTCGCGCAAATGTTACGCGTCGACGAATCCACGTTGTACCGTTGGGAAAAGGAATACGGGTATTTACTCCCGGTCCGGAGGGGTTCGAGGGTCTTTTATAAGAACTCCGATATTCAACCAATACTCAACGGGACGAAACCCCGTCCCTCAAAGGTCACACACATTCAAAAATAACTCATTATGTCGAACAAACCCGCATTGACACTCGACCAATTGGCCGTGGTTAACAAAAACAAGATTGAACAGGCCGTAACGAACAAAATTGCGGCAATGTCACAGGCCGGAGGAATCCGGATTCCTCAAGGATTCCACCCGGGAAACGAAATTTCCCTCGCCCTCCTCGAACTCTCGGAACGCAAGGAAAAGGACGGAACCCCGACCCTCGCCGTCGTGGAGTCCTCGTCCGTCGCGCAATCCCTGTTCCGAATGTGTATCCTCGGATTATCACTCGCGAGGAAACAATGTTCGTTCATCCGGTACGCAAACAAACTCACATTTCAACCGCAATATCACGGTAATATTGCCCTTGCAAAACGCCTCGGAGGGGCCGGGCAACCCCGCGCACAGGTTATTTACGAGGGCGACGAGTTCGAGTACATTATCGACACCAAAACCGGAAACAAGGTCGTCACGAAACACGTTCAAAAACTCCAAAACATCGACAACGCAAAGATTGTCGGCGCGTGGTGTTTGATTCCGTACGAGAACGACCCGGAACGTCAACCGTACGTCGAGGTTATGACCCGCGACGAAATATTGACCGCGTGGCAACAGGGACCCACGGCGGGCAAATCCCCGGCACACCTCAAGTTCACGCAAGAAATGTCTAAAAAGACGGTTATTAACCGCGCGTGTAAACTCTTTATTACGGCCTCCGACGAGTCCGGAATGTACGAGTCGTACACCAACAACGACAACGACCTCACAAAGGACGCCCCGGACGAACAACCCGGAGAAACAATCGAGGTCAACCTCGACGCCCTCGACGAGGGAAAGGTCGAACAGGCCGTCAAGGACGCCCCGGTCGTCGCCGACAAGGAAACGGGCGAGGAAACCGCCGCGCCCGCGCCGACTCCGGCGGCCGAATCCCCGGCCCCGGCCGAACAGGGTTCCGGATTGTTCAACCTGTAATCGTTCCGGAGTATGAAATTACACGTAATCGCGACCGGGTCGTCCGGTAACTGTTACGTCCTCGAGGGGACAACGTCCGCCCTCGTTATCGAGGCGGGCGTATCCCCGGAAAAGGTGTTCCAACGGGTCCGTATGTCGACCCGCAAAATCGCCGGGGTTATCATTACCCACGAACACGGCGACCACGCGGGATTTATACACCGTTGGTTGGTCCTCGGGTTCCGGGTCTATATGTCCGCCGGGACCCGGGAGGCCCTCCGCCTCAACGATTCCCGCCTCGTCGACATCCTCAAGGCGTGGACCGCGTATTCCCTCGGCGCGTTCTCGGTCCGGCCGTTCCCGGCCGTCCACGACGCCGCCGAACCCCTTTCGTTCATTATCGACTCGGAGGAATCCGGGCGAATCCTGTTCGCGACCGATACCGGGCGAATCGGGTATTCGTTCCGGACGGGTAACATCCGACACCTCGTCGTCGAGGCGAATTACTCCGATTCCCTCATTAACGACGGCCTCAACCGGGGAACCCTGTTCCCGGCCCTTGCAAAACGTATCCGGGAGAATCATTTATCCCTCGAACGTTGCCGGGAGTTCGTACAGGAACACAACACCGCCGCCCTCGAGAACGTCGTTTTGATTCATTTGTCGGGCGACAACGCCGACCCGGGGATATTCCGCGATACAATCGCGAAAACGGCCCCGTACGCGAACGTTTGTGTCGCGGTCAAGGATTTAGTCGTCCCGCTTAATAAACTCTCAATATAGGCAAGAAATGGACGGTTGGGTCAAATTATATCGTCGGTTCCTCAATTGGCAATGGTTCTCACGGCCGGAAATGGTGCAAATATTTATTTACATCCTGTTGTCGGCCGCGCATAAGGACCACGTTTGGCAATCGGTCAATATCCGCCGGGGCGAGTTCCCGACGAGTGTTGACTCGCTTGTCCGGGCGACCGGATTAACAACCCAACAGGTGAGGACGTGTTTGTCCCGACTCGAACGCACCGGAGAAATTGTCCGAAAACCAACAAACAAATTCACAATCATAAGTGTTTGTAATTTCGACGATTACCAATCCGACGAGGACACCGAACAACAAACAAACAACAAACAAGTAACAAACAAACAACAATCAACTAACAATCAAATAACAACACTTGGAGAATGTAAGAACGGGAATAATGGAAATAGCGAAACAACAATAACAACAACAACGTTAAATTCTCAAAATAACGCGGGCGCGGGTTTTTCGTTCTCGAGGTTGAGTCCCGAGGAACAGGCCGCCGAGAAACGCGATTTTTACCGGGCGTTTTTCTTTGCAAACGGCGTCGCGCCGTCAAAACAGGTCGACGCGTTCATCCGACACAACGAACGGTTCGCGTGGACCACGAAATCCGGCATTACCTTTTGGACCCGGGAACAACGACTCGCCCTCGCCGAGGGTTATTGCGCGGACCCGGATTTCAAGACCTGTTTGTCAAATGAAATCGGAATCGTCAAGGCGATATACGACCGTTTGGCAAAGGCCGGGAGGCCGGAGGCCGAATCCCTCCTCAAGGACGGCGTCGGCGCACAATGTAACGGACCCGCCCACGTTGTTACGTTGTTCATTCCCCGCGACGTCGCGAGTTACTTATCGACCGACGCGCCCGACATCCTCCCGACAATCATTAACGACCAATGGACGGTAACGATTGTTAACAAGAAAATGACAAAGAAATGACACCCGAACAAAAGTACATCCTCGAGGCCGTCGCCCGTGTCCGGGACGAAAAACGCGAGAAACGCCGAATTCCGACGTTTTGCCTCGGAAACGAGTTATCCCACCAACTCGGACCCGAACGTTCAAAGACGGCCGCCGCAACCCTCAAGGAATTGGAATCCGAGGGACTCGTCCGAACCGGGAGGGCGGTTAACGACTATTACGTCGAAATCGTCGACCCGGAGGACGCCCCGGAAACCGAACCCAACGAAACAAGTTCAACCCAATAACAACACAAAACAATGATTGAAAATTTCGACCTGTTCTCGTCCGTCGAGAACAACCCCGGGAAAAAGACCCGGACCGGAAACCTCAAAGACAACGAGGTTCAAATTATGTGCAACCTCAAGACCCGGAATTATTATGTCCGGTTCAACCGTCCCCTCGCCGCCCTCCTCGAGGAAAAGGGGTTCGGGTCGTCGTTCCCCGTGTTCAACAACATAACCGGGGAAATATACCTCGTATTCACGGCCGACCCCGAAAAGGGATACCCGTTGACGACCAACGGCGGGACGTGTCGTAATTACATTTTCTCCCGCGAACTAATCGAGTGGTTACTCGGGAACCGAGGCCGCAAGGTCGAGGACGTCAACGAGGTTTGGAACATATCCGGCGACGTGTCGATTTCCCCGGCCCTCGTCGCCGTTCGAATCGAAAAGTAATCCCGGCGTATGGAACAGGAACGGCGCAATTATAAGTTTGCCGAACAGGGCCGCCCGGACTCGGTCGTTCATACCACAATGGAACGGGCAATCGAAATCGCCCGCGACCGAGTCCTCAACCGCCGGACCGAGGTTGTCCTTTCCGCCGAATGTCCGGTCGACTCCGGGCGGTTTATCCGCCTCGGAACGCACGTTTACCTCCCCGAACGTGACGGGGAACGTTTTATCCTCTCAATACCGAAAATCCCGAAAAACATTATCGAATTATGAAAGTCTTGTTAATCATTCTCGCAATCCTCGCGGTCGTCGTTGGACTGTTTGTTTTCTCGATTATGTACGTCGCCCTCGTCCTGTACGTGGAGAATCTCCCGGACAACGATAAGGAACAGGGCGACGAGTATTTCCTCGGCCGACGCCGGGAGGACATCGAGAACGACAACGTATGAACAGGAAACCGCGCCGTTGCGACAATTGCCGATTCTCGGTCCCGTACACCCCGGGCGACGTCCTCGGGTGTTTGTCCCGTGGGTGTATCACGGACCCGGAGAACAGTTGCGAGGCGCATAAATTCAAACCCGGTAAATCCAAAAGCAAATGAAAGATTCAACAGTTACCCCCCCCCGAATTCAAATTGAAATCACCCCGGAGGAACTCGACACCCTTTGCGCGGGCCTCGGCAAGTTGCGGAAAAAGATTGTCGACCGGATTAAATGCAACCGTCGACACCTCGCAACCCTCGAGGAAACCCGCGAGTCCGCCCGGGTTGCGGCCGCGATTAACCGACATATCCGACACAATACCGAACGCGTCGAGGAGGTCGACGCCCTGTTACTCAAACTAAACAACATCGAACAATGACCGTTAATGAACTAATACAACAACTCCAATCCCTCCCGGAAAACGAACGGGAATACCCCGTCGCCCTATTGGGGAATGATTACACAATCGTTCGCCCCCTGTGGGTTGGGTTTCAAAATATCCGGTACGATTCCGACGAGGTCCCGGCCGACGTCGCGAATCTTGCGTTCCCGTCCGGTTGCCCGGGCGAGGTATTTGTCCCTTTTGTCCTTATCCGCAAATGAACCCGCGTTCCGAAATATACAACGTCGATTGCCTCGAGTATATGCGAACACTCCCGGACAACGCGTTCGACCTCGCCGTTGTCGACCCGCCGTATGGAATCAACGCGGGAAAAATGACAATGGGAATCGGAACGCGCCGGACGTATTCTCGCGACAAAGATTGGGACGCCGGAGTCCCCGGCCCGGAGTATTTCGAACAGTTATTCCGCGTGGCCCGTGAACAAATAATTTGGGGCGGAAATTACTTTCAACTCCCGTTGTCTGAGGATTGGATTGTTTGGGACAAAATGAATTACGGACGGTCCTTTTCCGAGGCGGAATTCGCGTGGTGTTCGATACATCGAAAAATACGCGTTTTCCGGTTCCGTACGACAACACCCGTCGAGGGCGGCAAGATTCACCCGACACAAAAACCCGTGGAGTTGTACACGTGGATTTTGTCAAATTATGCACGGGGGGGGTCACGGATATTCGATTCTCACCTCGGGTCCGGGGCCTCAAGAATCGCCGCGTATCAACTCGGAATGGATTTCGTCGGTTGCGAATTGGACCCGGATTATTTCCGCGCCTCGGACGAGTGGTTCAACCGCGTTTGTCGAGGAATCGTCGTCGACGCGGCCGGGAATCAAACGCAACAATTAAACCTCTTTGACGTATGAAACAGGAAACAATGACGGCGGCCGAATACCTCGCGTTTATGTCGCAAAATTTCCCCGGACACCGCGAGGGCGAGAACATCCCCGGGAAACGCGCCCCGAAAGAATCCCCGGTCGACGTCGTCGACAAGTTCCTCGCCGGGAAACGTACTCGCCGGACAAAGGCCGCCGCGCAACTGTGGACCGAGGACAAGGACCGCAAGAAACCCGGACACGAGGAATCGCAATTGCAACAACTTTGCGTCGCGTGGTTCCGGTCCGAGTTCCCGGCAATCGCCCCGTTGCTTATCGCGGTTCCCAACGCCGCCCGGAGAAACGCCCGGACGGGCGCAATCCTCAAACGCGAGGGACTCACCGCCGGGGTCGCGGATTTAATCCTCCTCGTCGGCCGGGGCGAATATCATTCCCTTTGTATCGAAATGAAAACCCACCGCAAGGGTTCCGGGCAATCCGACAAACAAATCGAATGGGAACAGGTCGCCGAGGAAAACGGCAACAAATACGTTGTTTGCCGCGACCTCGAGGAATTCAAAATTACCGTCCTCAATTACTTATTTCCGTAACAATGAACAACAATTTCGGGTTCCGCGCCGCCGTTGAAAATGCGACCCTGTGGACCCTCAAACAAAAAGTATTGCACAATGAAAAAGAAACTCCCGAACCAAACACCCGACAAACGAATCGAACCCCGGTCCCGGTTCATACAGGTAACGCCGCCCCCGGTGAGAACATCCGAGAACGACCCGTTCATTGACCGACTCCGCCGATTGTGGGAGGCCGCCCGAGAACACGACCAACACGTAACCGCGCAAACGGTTCAAGATATGTTATTGAGTTACAAGGCGTTAAGCAATCGACACAAACGACGGGCGTTCCGCCTCGCGGCCGAGGGTCCCCTCCAAAAACTCGAGAAACCGTATTTCGACGACGTAATCGAGGCCCTCGACGAGGACGACGACGAGTAATATATGTTTTTACGAATTGGTGTGTATTTTGTACACACCTTTTTGTAACTTTGCCGTGTGGAACAATCAATCAGTTGTGACAATGGACCCCAAGAAAAACACAAAGTCGGCCAAACATCACGCGCCGTCGGCGGCCCTCCTCCGGGAGGAACGCCTCCCCGTCGTGTCGAAATACAAGTTGCGCCGAAAGTCGTTCCGGCAAATAATCCCCCTCGTCGAAAAGGAAACCGGGCAAAAGGTGTCCGTCCAAACAATCAAAAGGGATTGGGACCTTTGCCTCGAACGTTGGCGGGAGGAATCCGCGCAATCGACGAAACAGGCAATCGACGAGGCCGTCGCCGAGTGTGAACAGGTTATCGACGAATTGTGGCAACTGTACGAGGATTCCAAGAAAAAGAAAACCCGAACGACGAAAAAGGTTCGCAAGAATCACACGGAAATAAACGATTTCGGTATTCCGAAACTCGGTAAACCAATAACCCCGGTCGCGACGTCCTCGGAGGACGGGACCGTTACGGATTCCCAAATCGGGGACGTTCGAATCCTCGCCGAAATACGGGCGTGGGAGGAACGCCGGGACAAACTCCTCGGACTCCAAACCGCGAGGGTCGATATAACCTCCGGAGGAAAGACATTCACCGGGTTTTCGTCCGTTATCCCGGACGTCCCGGGAATTGTCGAGTATTGCGCCCGGATTGACGCCGAAAGGGAACAACGGGAACGGGAATCGAACGGGGAATAATACAGGCCGCGACAAATGGAATCGACGCAACCAAAATACAACGCAAAACAACTCCTCGCGTTTCATTACCTCAACGACCCGAACATCCGGTTCGTTGCGTACGGCGGCGCGGCCGGAGGCGGCAAATCGTGGCTCGGTTGCGATTGGTTACTCCGGTGTTGTTGGGCGTTCCCCCGGACCCGTTGGTTCGTCGGCCGAAACAACATCAAGGATTCCCGCGAGTCCGTCCTTGTCACGTTCAAAAAGGTTGCGGACTCGTACGGGTTCGTCGATTACCGACTCAACGAGGACGGAATCAAGTTCAAAAACGGTTCGGAAATAATCCTCCTCGATTTGACGTTCTATCCGAAAAAGGACCCAATGTTCGAACGCCTCGGTTCAAAGGAATTCACCGGGGGTTGGATTGAGGAGGGCGGCGAGGTTCATTACCTCGCGTTCGAGGTTCTCAAGTCCCGAATCGGGCGACACCTCAACGTCGAGTACGGCCTCGAACCGAAAATGTTAATCACCTGTAACCCTAAAAAAAATTGGTTGTACACCCAATTTTACAAGCCGTTCAAGGCCGGGACCCTCGACAAGGATTGCGCGTTCATACAGGCCCTCGTATATGACAACCCGTTCGTATCGGCCGATTACATCCGGACCCTCGAGTCAATCAAGAATCGCCAAACCCGGTTGCGCCTGTTGTCCGGTTGGTGGGAGTACGAGGGGAACGTTAACTCCCTCGTCGATTACGACGCAATACTCGACACGTTCACGAACCCGGTTCAACCGTCCGGGTTGCGCCGTATATCCGCCGACCTTGCGACCCGGGGCCGGGACAAGTTTATCGCGTGGAAATGGAATGGTCTTGTCGTCCGGGTTGGAATCAAACTCGACAAGGCGAATTCGAAAGAAATTGAGGATTCCCTCGCGGACCTCTCCCGGTCGTACGGCGTCGGCCGTTCCCAAATCGTCGCGGACTCCGACGGCCTCGGGGATTACCTTTCCTCGTACCTCGTCGGGATTACCGAGTTTCACGGCGGGGAACGGGCGTACAACAAGCAATATTACAACCTCAAATCGGAATGCGCGTTCAAACTTGCGGAACTCATAAACAACCGACAAATACACATTGATTGCGACGACCCGGAGGAACGGGAACGAATCGCCGAGGAACTCGAGGCGTGTTTAGTCGCCCACGACATCGACGCGGACACCTCGAAAAAACGCCTCATTGAAAAGACGGAACAAAAAAAGATTCTCGGACACTCCCCGGACTATTTCGACGGACTCAATATGGGAATGATATATTACATTCGGCCGCAAGTCCGAGGGGCGAGGGTCCACGTGTCGAAACTTAATTAACGACGATATGAACAGGAAAACGAACATACCCTCAACGGCCCGGATTCTCCGGATTGAAAAGGCGTTGACGCCGTCCTCCCGGGCGTGGTTGAACCACCAACCCCGGCCGGACCGCCTGTTCGGTCGCCGTGTCCCGGATTCCCTCGACGGCCTCACGTTCGGGGAACTCCTCGGGTTACAGGAAATCGAGGGAACGTCGAACGGCGATTCAATCGTTATCGTCGCCCGAACGGTCCTCAAGACGCGCCGCCCGGCCGCGTGGATTCTCCGGACGAGGGCGGACCGGGTGTTCGGGTTCCTTGCGTTCGTTACGCGCGAACTCGAACGTATCGGAAAACTATTCAAGGCAATAGAACACACCCCGGACGAGGACGAACTCGCCGCCGGGGTAAACGACCTCGATTTCGGGCCGTTCGGCCTCGTCGATTGGTACGCCCGGCGTATGGGATACACCAACCACGACGACGCGTTGTCGGTCCCGTGGTTGCGGGTCTATCAATGTATGAAAATGGACGCCGAACGGGACGCGTACGAACGCCGCCTCCGGGACGTCGTTAACGCGAAACTCAAACCCAAAAAATAACAGTATGCAAACACCCACAATCGAACAAAGAATCGCGGAAATCGCAAGGGAGGCCGGGTTGTCGTATATGTGCGAAACGTGGCCCCGGGCGAACCTCCGGTTTGACAAATACCGCCGCGACCGCGACGGCGTTGTCAAGGCCGACGACGGGTCAACCCTCCCGGCGTTGTTGTATGTGCAACCCGTTTCCGGCGGGTTGGTGTTCACCTCAACGGGGTTCCTCAAGGACTCCCCGCAAACCCTCCTCGCATTTGCCGACGCAATGCCCCTCGATTTTACCGGGGAACAGGCGCAAACAATCGTTGAACGACTGAAAGGTATTGCGGCCGATTTCGTCGCCCGTATGAACGCGACGGGATATTTCGAACACATCGAGGGCCGGGTCCCTTATTCCGTGTCGTTCGACCGACTCGACGCGAACCTTTGTATTTTCACAATTACCCCCGAGGTCGTCGAGGCCGTCGGCGTGTGTGTCGAATAAACCCCGGAACCAATGGACGCAAGGACAACCGCCGAAAACATCCTCAACGAGGAACTCGGACGCCTCAAGGAACGAATTATCGCAAATCATATCGCCGCCGGACAACGCGCCTCCGGGCGGACGATTGAGTCGATTGTCGTTCACGTGGAATCGACCCCGGACGGGGCCGCCGGAGAACTCGACGCGAGGGCGTATTTTGCCGGACTCGAAACAGGTTCCCGGCCGTGGTCCCGGATTCACACGAAACCCCGCAAGGACGGGACCGAGTATCCGTCCGCGCCGAAATGGTTTATTAACGTCGTCGAGGGTTGGGCCGCGTCAAAGGGAATCAACCTCGACTCCCCGTGGGGTGTTGCGACAAAGATAATGACATCCGGTTCCGCCCTGTTCCGGGACGGCGGCCGCGACGACATATTCTCAAACGAAATCCCGGTCGCATTTGACAACGTCGCCTCCCGTCTTGCGGGCCTGTTCGACGTCCAATTGACCGAATCAATACTCCGAACAATAAACAATTAAAACACAATACGATATGCGACAAATTCACTCCGGGTTAAGATATTGCGATTACCCGAATTCCGTTCATTTCTCGAACGTACCCGCCCTCGTCCGGGTATATTGGACGACCGACGACGGGGTCACGTTTATTCCCGAAACGGTCACGATTCAGTTGTCGGACCCGGACGGCCGGACGTACACCGAGTTTCGGAACGTGTATAATTTGGAGGTCGTGTTCGACATCCGGCGTTTTATGCAAACGGCGTTTGCAGAACTCGACATCGACGCCGTCAATTATAACGGCGGAATGTGGGTTGTAAACCCGAATTTCCGGACGATTTCGGCCGTCGTGACATATACCGACACCGACAACAACAACGCAACAATCGTCGTCGCGAGTTTTTCCGTTGACACCGTATTCGGTAACATCGAACGCGGGGAATCCACCGGGGGAAACATCCGCCGCCGTTGGTTCGTGAATTACCCGTTCACCCTCGATTTTTATTGCCGCCGTGGTGAAATGTTCGACCTCGTCGTCGACGGTGTGCAACGTCCCGGAGTCAATTTTCCGAACAATGTAACCCCGGAAAACCTCCCGACCGCGTCGGGTTACGTCCGTCGCCTCCTCAACGTCAAGGAACTAATCGACCCGTTCACAATTGACAAGAATTTCCGGTTGACTCAACCGTTCGGGTACGTTACGAAAAACGACGTTGAATCGGCCGGAATCGTAACGTACGACGTCGACGTCGACCGAACCACCGCCGATTGCAAAAAGGGCGTTTATTTGCGTTGGATTGACAATCAAGGACAGTTTTGTTATTGGTTGTTTAAGGACCTCGGAACATCCGACGCCGTCGCCTCGTCCTCGTTCGTGTCGGCCGACATCATAAACCCCGTAATTTACACCTCCGGAAAGAACAGGGGAACCGAGGTCCGGCAATCATTCTCCCGGACCAAAACCCGGACCCTCGGCGCAAAGTCCGTCGACCGGGAAACGTTCGATTTCCTGTTGACCCTCGCCTCGTCCCCGTTCGTCGATATATTCGACGGATACGACGACAACGACGTCCCGCAATGGCACGCGGTCAACGTTTCCGCCGCGACAATCGGCAAGTCCACGAAACCCCGGCAAGATTTCACAATCGCCGTGGTCGAACCCTCACAATTGACGCAATCGTTGTAATATGAAAAACGAGGAACTCATTATTAACGGACTCCGGGTCGATATGTCCCCGGACACCCGAATTGTGTTGAATTTCAAATCAAATTTGTTGGGGGACGTGTCGAAAATCACCTCGTCGAACTCCCAAACAATCCAACTCCCGAAAACCATTCGCAACCGAATGATATTCGACCACGCCTCAACCCCGGCCCGGAACTCGTCGTTCCCGTATCAGCGACACCCGGCCGAGTACATCCGTAACGGCGTGAAAATCATTTCCGACGCGTACGCGGTTATGTTATCCGCCTCGGAGAATTACGAAATCGCGTTGTATTGGGGCGAAATGACACGTTTTCAACAATGGATTGAATCCGGCGCAAAGTTGAACGATTTGTCGTTCGATTCCCTCACGCAAATTTGGTCGACGACCGGGTCCCGAACATATTGTGTCGACGCGGACCCGGGCGACCCGGACGTTTACATCGACGACTCGTATTTCATCAACGCCGATTATGATTGCGGCCTCGGGTCAATGGATACCCTCCCGTCGAACGTCCGCAACCAAATTTGGTTGCATAAATTCGTGTCGGTGCGAAAAATCCTCGAGAAAATGCAATCCGACTCCGGGATTACCTTTGAGTTCCCGTCCGGGTATATGTCCCGGCCGGGGTACAATTTGCGCGGCCTGTTCCGTTCCGTCGCCGTTGCCCTCACCACTCGAAAACAATTCTCGTCGGCCGTCAAACACGGGTCCAATATAACCGCGCACGTTACACAGGGTTGGTGCGATTATCATATCGGCGTACGGTTCACAATGCCCGCGTCGACGTATTACACGACCGAGGACACCGAACGCGGATTCAGTTTCGGGGAAAAGGCCCCGGTTACGGTTATCAAAAGCAATTACGCCGGGCGCGTCGAATTGGTGGTTATCCTTGTCGCGACGACGTCGTGTTCGTCAAAGGGATACAAACCCGATTTGGCGTTGAAAATGCGTTCGTCCAACGGCCGCAACGACGATTATTGGGGCGGTTATTGTACGGGTACGGAATCGTTGGGAAAGTCCGGAGGCCGTTACTATTTCTCACAAACGTTCGTTATGTCCCGGGCGTTCGACATCCTCGAGGGGGAGGAAATATACATCGGATTTGATTTGTCCGACGGTTACAGGTTTCACTCGTTGTCGTCCTCGGCAACACTCGATTTCACGCCCCCGGCGGTCGAATCGAACATTTCACTCGGCGAGTATTTCCGCGCAAAGGGCAATTTCCCCGATATTACGCAACTCGATTTCGTCAAGGCGATTTGCGGGTTGTTCGGCCTGTATGTCGTCCCGTCCGGGGTTGCAAACAAAATCAAATTTGCGACACTCGATTCCGTAATCGACAACAGGTCAAACGCGGTCGATTGGTCCTCGAAACTCATTCGGGCCGCCGACGGGGAAACCGACCCGAACGAAATTAAATTCTCGTTCGGCGATTACGCCCGCAAAAATTGGTTTCGGTACAAGGACGACGACACCGTCGAGGCGTCCGGGGACGCCCCCCTCATCGTCGAAAACGAAACCCTCGAATTGGAACGGGACGCGTTGACGGTTCCGTTTGTCCCGTCCGACGAAAAGCAAACGACGCACACGTCCTCCGGGTCGTCGACGCCCGTTGACGTAACCCTCGCGGTAATTCCTCATTACGCAATGGAGAACGGCGAAATTAAGGACGTCGCGGTCAATCCCCGACTCGTTTGTATGCGTTCCGGAGGGTCTACCGGAAACGAGGCAATCGCCCGGTTCCTCCCGATTTCCTTTGAGAATATGATTGCATTATATTACGGGCAATTGTCCGCCCTGTTGAATTCGGCGGTCGTCCTCAAGGAACGAATCCGGTTGACCGAGTTTGACCTCCTCAACCTCGATTATTCAAAACCCGTGTTTCTCAAACAATACGGGCGGTTTTACGCGATTATATCCGTTCAAACGGCCGAGGAATATTGCAACGTCGAATTGTTACAGTTGCCGACGGCCGCGCCCGCAACGTTCATTACGTTGTTGTTCTCGACGGACAACGGTTCAACGTGGTTAATGGAATGTCCGTCCAATTGGAGGGGGACGTTAAAGGTCAAATCGTCGCCCGGCCGCGCCCTCACTCCGGAGGACATCGGCAATATTGGAACCCGGGCGGCCTCGTCCGGAACAACGCGCCGAATGGATTTGACCGATTGCGCGTTCATTTCCGACACCGTGTCCGGGTTGGTTAATTACCAAACCGCCGAGGAAATCCCCGGGGAACAGTCCGCCGCGTACGCCCTCGACAATGTGGGTTATATCTATTTCCCCGAGGGAATCCGGGTATTCGGTCGAAAAACGTTCTATTACGCACACAACGTTGTTGGATTCACGTTCCCGGAATCCGTCGAGGAGTTCGCGTGGCAATCGTTCGAATACTGTTACGCGTTGCGTTCCGTCGAATTCCCGGCCTCGGTAACGTCAATCGGCGACGTCGCGTTCGGTCACTGTTACGGCCTCACAACAATTCGATTCCACGGAACCACGCCTCCGGAGATTAATTATTCCGCGTTCCATTCCGCCGGGTCGGATTACACATCCGCGACGCCGAAACAAATATTCGTCCCGGCCGGGTCCCGGTCGGCGTATTATGCACAACCGGGAATCGCCCGAATCGTCGACGATTTCGGATTCACTATTGTTGAATATTAAACCCTTTTTTCAATGGCACAGGATACAATAACAAAGGTCGTCCACATCGAAACCAATTACGCCGACGCGGTCCGAGGTATTGAGGAATACGAAAAGGCCCTCCTCGACGTGAAAGAGGCCGAACAGGACGTACAAAAACAATTCGAGGACGGGGAAATCACCCTCGAACAACGGAACCGTTCGTTAATCGCCCTCCGGGAAACCGAGAAAGAGTATAAACGCGGTATCCGGGAACTCTCGAAAGAGATTCAAAATAACATCAAACAGGAAAACGAACAAGAGGGTTCCCTCCGGTCCCTCCGGGCGGCGTTGTCGAACGTGACAAAGGAATACGACGCGTTGTCCCGGGAACAACGTAACGGGGAGGCCGGGGAGAAAAAACGCGCCGAAATCCTCGCAATCACAAACGAACTCAAGACCGCCGAGGAGGAAACGCAAAGGTTTTACCGGAACGTCGGCAATTACCCCGCCGCCGTCGAACCCCTCAAAAACCAACTCCGGGAACTCGTCGAGAAATTAACCGCAATGAAATTCGCCGGACAAGAGAACACCGCCGAATTTCAAGAGTTGTCCGCAAAGGCCGCCCAAATGAAAGACGCAATTGCGGACGTCAACCAACAAATAACCGCCGGGTCCTCGGATACGGCCTCGTTGGACTCAATGATTGCGTCGACACAATCCCTCCTCGGTATGTGGACGCAATACTCGGTTATTGCAAATCAACTCGGGTTCGAGAATAAGGAATTGAACGAAACGTTCAAGGTTATAACAATAACCCTCGGGACCCTCACGGCGTTACAAAAGGTTGTCAATATGTTGCAATCGCAATCAATCGTAATGCAAACCGTCAACGCCGCCCGAACCAAATTACAGGCAAAGGCAAACGCAATGAACGCCGCCGCCCTCACCGGGGAGGCCGCCGCGACCGGGGCCGCGACGATTGCGACCCGGTTGTTCAACGCCGCGTTAAAGGCGAACCCGATTGTTTTAATTGTGTCCCTCATTCTCGGGGCCGTGTCCGCCGTTTACGGCCTCGTCAAGGCGTTTAACCTGTTCGGTAAGTCGCAAGAAAAGGCCCGCGAGAATTTCAAGAAAGAGGGCGAGGAACTCGACAAACTCGCGAAAAAGTACGACGAACACCTCGACAAATTAAAGGCCCTCGGCAAGTCCGACGAGGAAATCACGAATCAACGGTTAATCCTCCTCCGGGATTTGTCGAATAAGCAAAACGCACATTTCGAGGAGGCCGCGAAACTGTACAAAAAGGACAAGGACGAATACAAGGACGCCCTCGAGTCGAAAAAGACCGCCGAGGAGAATTACCAATCCGCGTTGAACGACACCGCAAACCACCTCCGGGAGGTTGTGTCGTCGTACCGGGACGACATCCTCAAAAAGGCAATCGGCGAGGTTGAGTATGCGACAATCAAGGCGAACGCGAATTTCGCCGAACAGGTCAAACAATTAAAACTCCTCCGGTCCGAGGGTGTTATCACCGCAAACGAAATGTTAGTCTTGCAAATGAATTTGGAGGCCGCCCGGGACAAGCAAATCGCCGACGCGAGGAAATCGGCCGGGTCCTCGGCGAGGAAACGCCGGGAGGAACGCGCAAAGGCGGAACTCGACGCCGTACGCGCCGCGACCGACGCCGAAATCGCCCTTATCCGGGACGCCGGGGAACGGGAACTCGCCGAGGAAAACGAACGGTACGCCCGGCAAATTGCCGACCTACAAAAACGCCTCGACACGGAAAAGAATTTGACCGCGACCGCCCGGGCCGCGATTGAAAAACAAATCGCCCTCGCCGAGGAACAACACAACCGGAACCTCGAACGCCTCGACCGGGAGGCGTGGGACCGCCGTTGTAAGACCGCGCAACAGGAAATCGCCCTCCGCCTTGCGGCCGTCAAAGAGGGAACCGAGGCCGAATACGACCTCCGGTTACAGGAACTCCAAATCCAAGAGGCGAACGAATTACACGCCGTCGGCGTTACCGAGGAACAAAAGCAACTAATCCGGGAAAAGTACGCAAGGCAAACCGCCGACCTCAACGCCGAATATACGAACCTCGCAATTGAAAGGACCCGGGAGGCCCTCCGCCTCGATTACGAGAACCGTATAAACGAACTCGCGATTCAAGGCGAAAACACCCTCGCCCTCGAGGTGGAAATGAAACAAAAGGAATTGGAAACGTTACAACAACTCGAGGGTGAATCCGACGCCGCGTTCAAGGCCCGCCAACTCGCCGCGCAAAAGGAATACGTCGACGCAAAAAAGGCCCTCGCGGATTACGAGGTTGAAATCGAACAAGCGAAATTCGAATCAATGGCAACCGTCACCGGGGCGTTGTCGGGCCTGTTCGAGGAAATCGGGGAGGAGAACGAGGGAATCGCCCAATTCGCAAAAATGCTCGCCCTCGCCGAAATCGCAATTAACACCGGAAAGGCAATCGCGGCCGGAACCGCCCAAGCAATGTCCGTTCCGTACCCGGCGAACCTCGTTGCGATTGCGACGACCGTTGCAACCGTCCTCGCGAACATAACCTCCGCGATTAAGACCGTCAAGGGCGCGAAAATCCCGTCCGCGCCCGGATTCTCCCGGGGCGGTTCCGTCACCGGGCCGGGGACCACGACGTCCGATTCCGTCCCGGCGAGGTTGTCCTCCGGGGAGTCGGTCAACAATGCGTTGTCGACATCCTTGTTTGCGCCCCTATACTCCGCCCTCAACCAATTGGGAGGAGGCGTACCAATACAGGCCGGGACCGCCGCGACACAGGTTGCCGGGGAGGAAATGCTCGCCCGGGCCGTCGCCCGGGGCGTGTCGGCCCTCAACCTCCGGGTCGGCGTCGACGAAATCCGCCGCGTCGAATCCCGCGTGTCCGTTGTGGAAACCCTCGGGGACGTATAACACCGACCGCGTATGAAAAAGACCGTTTACGAACTAATCAAGGCGAACGCCGAGGTCCTCCGGGAATTAACCTCGGCGGGCGTCGCGATTGAGGATTACAAGAATATCGAGTTGTACGAGGATTTCGTCCGCCTCCGGTCCGAGGGCCTAAAAACGGCGTACGTCGTCGATTATTGTTGTCGGCAATACCAATTATCGGAACGGTCCGTTTGGCGCGTTGTACGGCGGTTTAGGTCGCAAATACCGGGCGATTAGTGACAAACCGTTGTCAGTCGATTTTTACTCCGGGGTGTGTATTTCGTACACATTTGTTTATATCTTTGCAACGTTAACAGTTAACAACACTCAAAAATGGCAATTCTCAAAATTTACAACCCAATTGTTGCGGACGAGGAACGACTCGACCTCCTGTGGTTTTGCGGAATTGACGGTGTGTCCTTTTCATCGGTCGACGAATTCATCCAATCAGTCCCGGCCGAGGACGATACAATCGACCTCCGGATTCATTGTCCGGGAGGCGACGTCACCGAGGGTTGGGCGATTACGGACAAACTCCGGGCGACCGGGAAAACGATAATCGCGACAATCGAGGGACAATGCGCGTCAATGGCAACAATCATCCTTTGCGCCGCGTCGGTTCGCCGGGCCGCCCCTCACGCCTCGTTACTCATTCACGACCCCTACATTCCCGAGTACACCCTCGCGGGCGCGTACCACGCCGAGGACCTCGAACGTATCGCCGCCGACCTCAAGGTCGAACGCGAGAAAATGTTGTCCTTTTACGTGGAACGTACCGGGGCCGACCGCGACGTCCTCGACGCCCAAATGAACGCGGGAACCTATTTCGGACCGGAAAAGGCCCTCGAACTCGGGTTCATTCACGAAATAACCGCGCCGAAATCGGCCGAGGCAATCGGCGAACGCCGTATGACGGCGGAGGAATGGAACGCACATAATCCCAAAAACCAAAATAATATGTCAAAAGAAACCAAAAAGTCCGCAATCGCAACCGCGTTCGCGGCCCTCGCAAAGGCCCTCGGCCTCAACGCCGAGGTTAAAGAGGAAAAGGTCGCGTACGACCTCAACACCGCCGACGGCGGAACAATCACAATCGACAAGCCGGAGGGCGAGGACCCCGCCGTCGGCGACTCCGCCTCCCCGGACGGTGAGCACAAAATGCCCGACGGAAAGACAATCGTTGTCGAGGACGGTGTAATTACCGAAATCCGCGACGCCGAGGACAATTCCGGCGACAATGACGACGACGATAACGACGACGACGAAACCGCAAAGGCCCTCGCCGACGCAAACAATCGTATCGCCGAACTCGAGGCCGAACTTGCAACGGCAAAGGCCGCCGCAAAGACCCCCGAGGACCTCGAAATCCTCAACCTCGTAACCGTCGCGGGCGGTATTAAGTGGTTGAAATCCGCAAAATCCAACTACAAACCCGCCGCCGGAAACAAGGAACCCGGCAAGAAAGGCGGCAAAGAGGGCGAGGTCAAGGAATCCCTCGTCGCAAAACGCCTCCGCGCCCTCGAGGAAAAGAACAAGGGCGGCGAATAATCGACCGCAAGACAAAGAAAATCATTAACAATTAAACAATTACAATTATGGCCTCAACAGGACTCAATTTTTCAAACCTCACCCCCGACAACGGGGCGGTTAAGGACCTCCGGAAACTTATTTTCCTCGCCGTCCTCGGTGCCGACCAAATCGGCGCACTCGTAAACGTCCTCCCCAAGCAGAAACACGGCGAAAAGGTCGGTTTCGTTGGTGAGTTCGGCCTTATCGGTAAGGCATCAACCAAATGTAACCCGGTGTTCGACAACGACATTATGTCGACCTCCGAAAAGACGTGGGACATCCCCGAGTGGGAGGTCGCCGAAAAGATTTGTTACGCCGACCTCGAGGGAACCCTCGCACAGGTAGCAATGAAAACCGGAACGGACATCGCCGACCTCACGGGTTCCGACTACGTCGACCATATCGTTATGCCTCGACTCGAACTCGCAATCCGTAAAATGTTACTCCGTTTCGTGTGGTTCGGTGACAAGGCCGCAAAGGTAGTCGCCGACGGCGGTATCCTCAAACCCGGAACCGACGTTTCCAAGTTCACCGTTACGGACGGACTGTGGAAACGCCTGTTCGCAATCGTCGCCGCCGACAACGCCCGTCACACCACAATCGCCGCGAACTCGGAAACCTCGTGGGCCGCACAAAAGGCCGCAATGAAAGTCGCCGGAGTTGCAACGGGTGTTATGGACGCCCTCATTGAGGACGCGCCCCTCGTACTCCGTCAGCAACCCAACGGTGTAATTTATATTACACAGGCGTTCAAGGACGCCCTCGACCGCGACATCAAGCAGAACAACAAAGGTTCCGAAATGCAGTGGGAATCCCTGTTCGACGGTATCAAAAAGGGAACGTACAACGGAATTACCGTTATCGCCGTTCCTTTTTGGGACGAAATCATACAGGGTTACGAGGCAACCGCAAACTCCGGGCAGTACAACAAGCCGTACCGCGCGATTTACACCGTCAAGGACAACCTCCTCGCGGGTGTTGAATCCGAGTCCGAACTCGCCGACATCGCAATTTGGTTCAACCGTGACGAACAGTTGAACAAGATTCACGCAAAGGACAAAATCGGAACCCTCGTTGCACAGGACGACCTCGTACAGGTTGGTTACTAAACCCGAACCGTGTATCATCCGGGGCGGCGGAACCGCCGCCCCTTTTTCGTAAACAATCAAAATTTCAATCAATATGTCAACTTGCGACAATTTCATCAAAAAGGCAATCGAACGCAATTGCGACGAACCGTTTGTTCCCGGCCTCGAACTCGTCGGTTACATCGGCAACAGGGCGCAAATTGATTTCGCGAACGTCGAATTCGTACAGGGTTCAAAGAACGAAATTTCCGCCCTCCCTCTCGTCGCCGGGGCGCACATTTTCCCCGTCTATCAGACCGGGAAAAAACCGTTCTCCGGCTCGACAAAGACCCTCAACACGTCCGACCTCGGCGGTTATGTAACCAACCGAGTACAGTTTATTATCCTCGACAACTCCCCGGAGGTTTCCGCGAACATCGTTGACCCTATCCTCGACGGTGAATTCTTTTTCATACAGGAAAACCGCGCAAAACACCTCAAGGACGCAACCAACGCCGGAAACTCCGCGTTCGAAATCAAGGGATTTTATCAAGGTTTGACCCTCGCGGAGGGTTCCCTCGACCCCTATTCCGACGACGCCAACGGCGGTTGGTCCGTTGCCCTCGAGGAGGAGAAATCCCCGACCTCGGGCCTGTTCCTCAACGCGGGTACATACGCCGCAACAAAGACCCTCATTAACACCCTCGTAAACGGCGAGTAATTCCCGGGTATGAATTACGAGGAAATCAAACGTCGCGTTTCGGCGTGGGGGATTCAATCCGAATTCTCCACGTCCGAAAAGGCGGCGATTGAGGAAATATATTTCGCGGTGTTCGGGCGTTCGATTCCCAATTGTAATTGTCCGAATCGACACCGGGACGCCGTTATCGAATTACGCATATTCATAAAAAATCATTCGACAATGGAAAAGAAAAAATACGTCCTCAAGGCCGGGGTTGTTATTCAGCCGTCCGGAACCTCCGAGGTGTACACAAACGACAACCTCACCGACGCCGTCGCGGAACAGTTCCTCAAGGAACGCCCCGGGGCGCGTGGATTGTTTGAGGTAATACCGGAACCCGGCGACGCCGGGAAAGGCCCGGAGAACGAAAAAGAGGCCGCAACAACGGCCGAAAACGACGCCCTCCGCGCCGAGGTTGAATCCCTCAAGGCCGAAAACGAGTCCCTCAAGGTTGAACTCGCCAAAATGACGGAATACCGCAACCGCGCCGTTGCGGACCTCGACAAGATTATCAAGGTCGCCGAGGCGGGCGGTTTCAAAATCGACCTTTCCGGCGAGGCCGCAAAGGTAACGACCGAGAAACCCGCCGAACAGGAACCCGAACAGGAACCCGAACAGGAACCCGAACAGGAATCCGAAAAGGCCGCCGCCGAGAAACCCGGACTCAATCCGGAAATCCTCGCCGCAATCAAGGCCCGCCTCGAGGCCGGGGACACAAAGTCCGCAATCGTTAAGGATTACGTCGGAATGGAGGTTGACGGAAAACCCCTCACCGAATACGGGGTTAAAAAGTATATCGCCGCCGCAACCGTTCCGGCCGAATAAACCTCCGACAAAATGAACATCAAAAACACCAAAAAACCCGAAACGCGAATCGACGTACGGTATCTTTCCTCCCTCGGAATCAAGACGTACGGCGCGGACAACCTGTATCCGCAAGAATTACACGACATCGTGTCGGCGTCGTCTTGCGGCCGTACCTGTTTGGAACGCCGTATAACTTACATTGAGGGGAACGGCCTTGCGTCGCAATCGTTGTCCGATTTCATTTGTAACACGGGCGGGGAAACGGTGGACGACGTTCATTCCCTTTTGTCGGCGGATTGCGGCGAATACGAGGGTATCGCAATACACGTCAATTATAATATCGCCGGAAACATCGTTTCCCTCGCGCAAATGCCGTTCGAGTGTGTACGCCTCGAGGAGGAGGACGAACACGGGATTATTTCACACGTTATTTTCCACCCCGATTGGAGGGGGAAAAAGACCCGGAACGGAAAGTCCGTCAAGGTCGACAAACAGTCAATCGAAATTTTCCCCGTATTCAATCCGGACCCCGAAATCGTACAGGCCCAAATCGTCGCGGCCGGGGGAATCGAGTTTTACAAGGGACAAGTCTTGTATATTTCCCGGGCCGGACGCCTCCGGTATCCAATCCCGGCGTACGACACCGTTTTAACGGATATGTCGACCGACGAGGGATTGTCGAACGTTTCCAACCGTAACGTACGAAACAATTTCCTCGCGGGTGGTATCCTTTGGGTCAAGAGGGGGCAAATGCGCCCCCTCCCTCCCGAGGGTTCCGAGGTATTCGACGGAAAGGACCAACCCGAAAACAACGGGGATTTCGACGAGTTTATCGAAAGTATCGAGTCGTTGCAAGGCGACACGAATTCGTGTAAAATCGCCGTTTGCGAGGGCGAGGTCGACGAGGAGAAACCCGAGTTCATTTCCTTTGCGCCGAAAAACTTTGACAAGGAATTCGACTCGACGAACAAATCGGTCGTCGAAAAGATATACGCCGCGTTCAATCAAGAAATGTTCGCACGACTCCGGACGGGTTCGATTGGATTCTCCGGGGACCTCGCAAACGACGTGAAAAAGGAATATTGCGAACAGGTCACGAAATACCAACGTATGTTGACCCGCGCGTACAACCTTATTTTCTCGCATTGGGAACCCGACGACCTCCTCCCGTTCAACGGGCCGGACGACATTAAGATTGAACCCCTCGTTAAATCAGTAACCCAAAACCCCGACGCGGAATGATTACGGAACACTACAAACCAATTATAACCCCGGACGACATCCGCCGCCTCGCGCGACCTTGCGACGTGGACCGGGAAATCGCGGAACGGGCAATCGAGGAGGCAACCCTCCTCGATATTAAACCCAAACTCGGCGAGGCCCTGTTCGTTCGTTTGGTTGACGACGTGAAATATTCCCGCCTGTTCGAGGGCGGGGATTACACCGACCACGACGGCAACGTCCACGTGTTCGCCGGATTGCGTCGCGCCCTCGCTTATTACAGTTGGGGACGCCTCGTCAAGACGGCAACGAACCATTTAACCCGGTTCGGGTATGTGAACAAAAACGACGATTACTCCCACGGAACCGAACTCAAGGAACGCGAGGTCGCGTATCGCGACGCGTTCTCGGTCGCCGACGGTTATATTCAAGAGTGTTTCGTGTATATGTCACATTTCCCCGAAATTTTCCCGGATTACAAGGGAAACGGACGCCTCAAGTCGTACCGGACCCGGACAAAGATAATCGGAAAATAAACACTCTCGAATATGAAAGTAAATCCCAAAATCGGCGGACTATTAACCGCCCTTTTCACCTCCTCCGGGTCGACGATTGAGTTGTCCTCAATCGAAAAGGCGACCCTCTATTTTGTAACGCCGGATTACCGCCTCGTCGCGGCCGAAATGGAAAAGGACGAAACCCTCGAAAAGTTCGTCGCCCGCCTTTCGGAAACCGCCCTCCCGGTCGGTAATTTCCGCGTGTTCGCGGTTGTCGATTTGACCGACGACGGCGGGTCCCTCATAACCCCCGTTGTTAACGCGTTCGACGTGTCGGTCCGAATCGGGTTCACAATCTCGGATTTCGTGTTCCCGACCTCGGAATTATCCTCGACCGTCCGCGAGGCGTTCGACGCCGACAAACTCCCCGTAACCAACGTTGACGGCGCGTTACTCGTTTGGGACGCCGCCTCCGGGAGTTACATTCAGTCCGGAACGAAACTCGCGTTCGTATTGCCGGACGACATCCTTTCCCCGTCCGACCTCGAGTCGGTCGTCCTCGGACTCCTCCACACGGACGCCGCCGTTACCGAGGCGACGGCCGCCGCAACCGAGGCCGCCGAACGCGCGAACGAGGCCGCCGACGCCGCCTCCGGAATCGTTGACGACGTGGACGGACACATCGACGAACGCGTTTCCGTTCTCGCCCACGCCGAGGACACCCTCGCCGAGGGACAAAAGACCCTCGCGGAACGAATCGACGGTATCGTGTCCGGTGAAACCCTCGTCGAATCCCTCAACGTCCGCAAACTCGGCGTTTGGGGTGAAAATAACCTCATTATCGTTGCGACCAACGCCCCGGACCGCAAACCCGACCGCGCCGGGCAATTTTGGATTGACAAGGCGAACAACGCCGTTTACAAGTCCACCGGGAACAACGGTATTGACGATTGGAAAACGGTATAACAGGCAAAACCAAAATTCAATATACAATGTATTACGTCAAAACAGGTTACGGGTGTGGACTCAAGGTTTCCCTCGTCCAACCCTCCGGGGCCGCCGTTGACCTCCGCAAGGTTCGTTATATCGGCGCGGTTCTCCGGCTCCCGGGCGGTCAAACAATGACCGTTTCGGACATCAATTTCGACGAACTCACGAATAACGTATTTGTCCGCCTCCTCCCGACCCGGGAACTCACGACCGAGGGCAATTATGCAATTGTGTTCAACGTCAAGTTGTCCGACAACACAATGTATTCAACCCAACTCGTCGAAATTATCAACGTCGACGCCGACAATCCGGCCGGGTACATCGAAACCACAATCGCAATGTCCCTCACGGTGGTAAATTTCCCCTCGAACGTGGACGTTACGGGTTGTTCGCCGAAAGTAAGCGACAACAATACGTGGTTAGTGTACGACGACAACCTCAACGCGTACGTTGACACCGGGGTTTCCGTCGGTTACGCCGAACTCACGACCCGTTACGACGGTGTGTTCGCGTCAATCATTACCCCGGCAACCGAGGCGACCGACGCCGCCAATACCGCCGCCGGAAACGCGAACGACGCCGCCGCCTCTGCAACCTCGGCGGGCGCGTATGCAAGCGAAAAAGCACAGGCGGCCGAGTCCGCCGCCGGGAACGCCTCGGAAAAGGCCGCCGCCGCGAATACCGCCGCCGCGAACGCAAATGAAAAAGCAACGGCCGCGAACAATGCCGCAAGCGCGGCAAACGACGCCGCCTCCGCCGCGACGTCGGCCGCCGCCGCCGCAACCGCCGCCGTCGTGAATATGGACACCGTTTTCGGGGTCCTCGCACACGCCGACGCGACGATTGAAAAGAAACTCGATACCCTCGCGAAACTTGTTATCGGGATTATCTCCGGAACTGTTCTCGTCGAGAAACTCAACGTACGGAACCTCGGTGTTTGGGGTGACAACAACCTCGTCGTCGTGGGTTCCGGTGCGCCGACCGCGAAACCGGACCGCGCGGGTCAAATCTACATTGACAAGACCAACAACGCGACGTATAAGTCGACCGGAAATTCGGCCGTATCCGATTGGAAAACCATTTAATAAACTACAATTATGCAAGTCAACAATTACGAAACAAAGGCCGCATACGAGGCCGACAACACCCGGTCGAGGACCGCGTCGGCCGTGTCAAAGATTGTCGAGGAATCCGCCGCAATTTTTGACGGCGTGAACACCGTTGTTTACGACAAGAACCTCGCCGGAATCGGCGACCTCGTCGTTAAGGACACCGTCCGAAACGTCCTCGCGTTCATCAAGGCCGGAACGGTCAAGAAAACCCAAATCCCCGCAACCCTCAAACCCGTTGCGGAGGTGTTCGGCCGCAAGGGGGACAAGGTCCTCATTACCGCCCTCGAAAACCTTTCCGCCCGTTGGGGACATCCTTTCGAGGTCCTCATTTCGGGAATCAACAACGCCCTCGGCGGAACCCTCGCAATCGTCGTTCACAACAACGGCGCATTGACCGAGGAGGTCGACGTTTCGTGGGAGGCGGACGCCTCCCTCGAGTCAATCGCCGCGAGTATCAACGCACAGTTCCAAACCCTCACCGACGCCGACGATAAGGCGTGGGTCGCCTCGGTTCTCGGAAATCAAATCATCCTCGCGCACAATTACAACCTCAAGGACACCGTCGATTCCATAACCGGGACCGGAGGCGGCGCGGGTGTTACCTTTGTGGAGGACGACCACAATTGGCAAGTCGAATACGCGTACCTTTCCGGCGCGGAGTCTATCCGCCGAAACAACGGCGTCGATTCCTATTTCGCCGGGGGTAATTACAAGAAATTCCTCGACTATTACAAGACGAACGGGTCCGTCCCGGACGCAAACGTCCCCCTCGGTTCGTCAACGATAGTCAAACAAGACGCGTTCGAGAACTCCGAGTATTGCGCCGACCTCCGCGCCGCGTATCCGGATTATTCCTCGTACCTGTTCGGCGAACATTTCGCACAGTATCCGAACGCATACGGCGCAATGTTGCGCGACGGCAAGGAAACAACCGACCTCCTCGCCTCCCTCAAGGGGACCGTCGTTCGCGGTGCGAACGAACCCCGTTTCCCCGCCGCCGCCGCCGCGAAAAATTACGCGGTCGCCGACGCCCCGGAAATTGATTGGTGGTTGCCGTCCGTCGAGGAAATCCTTTTGTTAATGGCCGAACGTCGTTTGAACTCCGCCGACACAATGGAGGACCCGTTCAACGACACCGCCGTTGAAATGCAGACCGCGACCGCATACGGTAACGGTTATTACCCGTGGACCTGTTGCGAGTATTACAGTAACTACGCGTTCCTCTTTAACGGCACCAACGGCACCGTGTACGACACCAGCAAGGTCAACGCGTACACGGTTCGTCCCGTTTCCGCTTTGTAGACGGTTCAAAAGTTTTTCAGTTGGCGCGGCGGTTCGTCCGCTTGACGGCGACCGTCCGCGCCTTTTCATATTTCGGAAATAATGTCACATCCAAAAACAAGACTCTCGATAATTGACAAACTCGACGTCCTCGGGAAAGAATACCGATTCTCGTTGAAATTGTATCCGACGGTCGAGAATTTCGACCGGAAATTCAAGTTCACAATCGGCGACCGGATTATCGACGCCGAGGAAAGGGCCGAGGAACTTATTATCGACGCAAACAGGACGACCGACCCCCTCAAGGCGGCCGGGTTCCTCCACGACGCGTTGACCGAGTTTGAGAAAATCGAAACGAAACTCCGGAGGGCAACCGCCCCCGGCCTGTTATCGCCGGATACCGAGGGATTGTTATTCGTGGATTTGGACGACATAAGGGGCGACGCGAAACATTGGAGGTCCTACTTTTTGAAAGAGTACAAACGACAACAAAAAGAGGGTCGGAGTTCCGGAGGGGAACAGGAACACCCCGCCGGGAGTGAACCCACAATGAATTGATTATTTGAGAAAAGGTCCGGCCCCTCTCATTTAGACGGGTCGGAAAACTTGCGAGTATAACAGTAACAACGCGTTCATCTTTAACGGCAACAACGGCAACGTGAACAACAACAACAAGTACAACACGAACACGGTTCGTCCCGTTTCCGAATTTCTCGATAATACCTCGGGAAATCCGGTGTTCGCGGCCCTTGTTTCCGAAATATTCCGGGCGTATCATATTTGTTTGTCGAACAAGGCAAACACCCCGCCCGCGTTACGGTTCCGCCTCGACGAGGCGGAGAATCTTTCCTCCCTTTGTCGGGAGGTCTATAATTTTGAGTACATCCCCCGTCCGTCAATCGCGTTTATCGTCACCGTCCCGTGTCCCCGGGAGGTGGTCGCGGCCGATTTCCGGGACCGGATTATTCATCATTATATCGTTATGAAACTCGAACCCCTGTTCGAGGGGTTGCACGTGTTCCACCCGGACGTATATTCGTGTCGAGTCGGAAAGGGCAACCTCGCCGCAATCGAAAGGTTGCGGGACCGGATTTGGGTTGAATCAAAGGGTTACACGGTCCCGTGTTACGTCGCCTCGTTTGACCTACAATCGTTTTTTATGTCAATCGACAAACGGCGTTTATACGACGAACTCGTCGCCCTCGTACAAGAAAATTATTTCGATTGGGACAAGGATTATTTGTTGTACCTTATCCGGGTAACGACATTTAATTCTCCCACGGAACACGCGATTCGACATTCCCCGTTGTCGGCGTGGGAACTCCTCCCGAAACACAAATCGTTGTACAATTTGGATTGGTTCCTCGGACTCGCAATCGGGAATTTGCCGTCGCAAACCGACGCGAATTTCTACAATTCGCCGTTCGTGTGGTGGTTGGTCGAGGTCGGCCTCGCCCCTGTTAATTACGTCGACGATTTTTACATCGTCGACCGGGACAAGGAAAAAATCCTCTCCGCAATGCCACATATCCGGACGTATCTTTCAACGGAACGTGGGTTGACCTTACATCCGCGCAAATTCGAGTTGCAACCCGTCGAACGCGGGTTCAAGTGTTTGGGCGGTATTGTGAAAGACGGCGAAATCTATGTCAACAAACGAACCGTTGCGCGTTGCTTTTGCAAAATCCATTGGTACAACGAGGAGGTCGGAAAGACACACCGACACCGCGCCAAATACGCGGAAAAGTTCGTCGGAATCCTCAATTCGTACCTCGGGATTATGTCGCATTATTCGTCCGGGTCGACGCGTCGAAAGATTGCCGAAACCGTGTTGTCCGTTTGGGAGGGTTATATCGTATTCGACGAGGCGTTCACAAAGGCCCGTCCCGTATCGAAATATTGTCGGTTGAAACAGGCGCGATTCCACGCCCGCGTGAACCGACGGAACGATTTGTCAATTATAAACCAATTCAACAATGAACAATCGAGAATCAATCGTTCGTCGAATTGACGAACTCGAGTCCGAGAACCTCGGCCTCCTTGCGACAATGAAAAAATCCGACGCCCACGCGGAAAAGTGTTCGAAACTCGGACTCTCATTCGCGGAAACGTACCCGGAGGACCTCGCGGAATATCGCGCCGCGAACGCAAAGTACAACGAAAACGAGGTCGAAATCGAGAACCTCAAACAGGAACTCGCCGACCTCCCGGAGGAGGAATCCCCGGAACCCGTAATCGAGGAGGAGTAACACAATGAAACACGCCGGAACCATAATTTTTTGGATTTGTCTTGCCGTTTCCGCCGGACTCCTAATCGCCGGATTTATTGTTCCTCCGACGGGCGTTATCGACGGAACCGTCTTGTCGGGCGTCGGTGAACTGTTCGCGTTCGCCGCCCTCGGCGAGGTCCCCGTCGTCGTCCGGGAGTCAAAGTCCGCAAAGATTACGGCCGGAAACAAGACAATCGAAATCACCGGGAACGGCTCGGGAAAACAGGACGCCGACCCCGGGGAGAAATAAAAACCTTTTGTATTATGTTTACAATCGTTAAAAGTACGGACAAGTGGTTGCACGCCCTCGCGTCGGCCCTTATTGTAACCTCGGCGTTCCTCATTCTCGCCGGGGCCGGGGTCGTCGGTTGGTTGGCCGCCGTCCTTGCGGTCGTTATTGCGGCCCTCGCCGGAGTCGGCAAAGAGTATTTAATCGACGTCTACATTCAGCACGAAACCGCCGAGGTTGGCGACCTTATCGCCGACGGAATCGGAATCGTCGTCGGGTTAATCCCCGTTATCCTGTTCCTCGTCCTTTGATATGTTACGGAAACCGATTATCCTAATTGACAACGGACACGGTATCGACACTCCCGGGAAAAGGTCGCCCGACGGCCTTTTCCGGGAGTATAAATACGCCCGGGAAATCGCTTGCGGCGTCGCGGACTGTTTACAGGCCCTCGGCGAAACCGTGTTCCTCCTCGTCAAGGAAACGAACGACGTTCCACTCGCCGAACGTGTCGCCCGCGTCAACGCGTATTGTCGGCAATACGGGACCGGAAACGTTATCGTCGTGTCAATCCACGTTAACGCCGGGCCGGGTTCCGGTTGGTCGGCCGCGCGTGGTTGGTGCGTCTATACGTCACCCGGGCAAACCGTGTCCGATACAATCGCGACACATTTGTTCGCGGCCGCCTCGGAGGAACTCAAACACGCGGGTTATTTTGACACGTTCAAACCGGGCGTTCAAAAACCCCTCCGGAAAGACTATTCCGACGGCGACCCCGACATCGAGGAGGCGTTTTATATCCTCCGGAAAACCGCGTGTCCGGCCGTATTGACGGAAAATTGTTTCCAAAACAACCGGGAGGACGTCGCGTTCCTCACATCCGACAAGGGAAAGGGCGCAATTATCGCCCTCCACGTTGACGGAATCCTCAATTACTTAAAAGACATCCGGAAATGAAAACCGAAACCGTAATCCTCCTCGTCCTCGTCGCCGTGGTCGCGTTTTTCGTCGGCCGGGGAACCGTTCCCCGGGTCGTCGAGGGCGTCGTCACGACATCGGACACAACAACGACGTATTCGCACGTTAAGGACACGACCGGGGTTCCGGTGGACCGGGAACCCGTCCGGACCGATACGGCGCGATTTGCGGCCGTTTCTCGGCCTGTTGCGGCCCGTCCCGCGAAACCCGCCGAGAACCCGGCCCCTCCGGAGGCGGCCGCCGACACAACAGGGACCGCCCCGGCGGATTCCGTCGACGTCCTCGTCCCGATTGAACGCGTAACCGTCGAGGGGGAGAATTACACCGCCGTTCTCGAGGGATACCGACCGTCCATTGTTGAAATGAACCTCCGGATTCCGACAACTACAATCAATAACAACCGGACCGTTACGACCCGGAAACGTTGGTCGTTCGTCGTCGGTCCTCAAATCGGCGTGGGATACGGGGCCGGGGGATTTACCCCGTATGTCGGAGTCGGTGTTTCGTTCGGTTATTGCTTTTGA